AGTTCTTCACTAATCCTGCCTTCTGCAGTTTCCTTTAGTTTAGCAACTTCCTTTGATACCTTTGCAGATACTGCAGCCTCAAAGACTGTTGTTGCTTTCTTTTGGAATTCTTCGTCTAAGTCAGCACCGCTTAGAATAGCTGCGATGTCTTCTGAGACTTCTTCTTCGGTGATTGCTTCACCTTCTGTTTCTACATCATCGAAGATTTTGCCACTAAGTGCACCAGGCATTGCTGATGACGCACCAGATGGTTTTGTCTTGATTGTAGAATCTCCTGTTGTTCCTACTGGAGCAGCTGCCTTAGCACCTACGTTATCAGGACCTTCAGGTTTTTCTTTTGTTGATCCACCAACTTCAACTGCACTGTTTTTCAGATCAGATGGTTGTGCTGGAACTGCCCCTTTCTTGATGGCGGTGTCGCCAGTGGCAGCATCTTCTTTTACTTCTTCAGGAGACGCGGATTCTGCGATCACCTTTTTGAATTTTTCATCAATACTTGACATTTACGTACTCCTTACGGATAAAATTAGATTGCGTTAAGATTTAATAATATTATTTATAAATCAAAGACTTCTTAGCAGAGCATTGAACGCGGCAATCTTTCGTTCTGCTAGTTCTTGAGTTGAAGGAGCGTTGTCAAGCGACTGCTTAACTGCTTCTAATTGTGCCTCTTTAATCGCACCATCAACTAAACACCATTCCTTCCCTTCGTATATACCTTCAACAAAAGCATCAGGTGCGGAGGGATCAGCAACAATATCTGCTGCTGTAGATAGTATAAAGTCGTCAGCGACGATTTGTGATGTTCCTTCTCTTTTGATGGAACCAAGACCACGTGATGACACACCTAGTTGTACACCTTCTTCAAGTAAATTCTTAGCGATCTTACCCATAGGTGTTTCCAATAGTTTTGCCTTACCCATAAAGTTTGTTCCTTCTGGGGTCAACTGAACTATCTTATGTGACACACGATCTAGATTAATTGTAGGACCGTCGGGATGACCTAATTCACCTAACGCTCTTCCGCGTTTGACGAATTCTTCATTGTACTTGTTAACCTCTTTCGCCATGGTGTCGAACTTATACATTCTTCCATTGCGATTAGTGATCTCGGTCTGCAAAAAGATACCCTTAATATAGGTGTTCTTCTTACCGTCCTTTTCTTCGGTTAGAATTTCAACTGGTTCAATTTGTTCCGTGATCAGTTTCATCGGTTTCCTCTTCTGTTTCTACATCGTTACGGTTGATAACGTCTGCTGTTTCCTCTGGTGACGCTTCTCCCTCTGGAGGAAGACCATCATCAGGTACATGTGGAAACATACGATTTGCAACGTCTAGTTTGCTCGCATCAACAGATGCTGCAGCTTTTACTTGCAGCATATCTTTGAGTTTATCTAAGGCATCTGCCCTATCGTTGTCCCAAAGTAAGTCAACGATTTCTCGTTCTTGTGTAGCCATAATTTAATGTTACCTAACTTTTATTTATTACCGTTCCCATTTTGAGACGCGGAAGATTTACGAGGATCCTGTCTACCATTCATTTTTGGTGGAGATTCCCCGTTAGCAGCTGCAGTTTTTTGCTGTGCAATCTGCACGTCTTTCATCTCTTGATCTTTCGGTATGTTTTCTATGTCCGCGTTTATTGTATCTTGATCTAATGCTACTTGACTTGCAGGATCTATTGCTCTTCCACTTTCTATATCATCTGTCATTTGAACATCCATCTCTTCCATTTGTATCTCTGTCTGACCTAAGATCTCAGAACGGATGTATTGAGTAGAAAAATACTTGCCAACATAAGGATCCATAGCAGCGATAACATTGAGTTTTTCAGTCATCATTTCAAGATTCTTAAGTTCTGTAAAGTGATTGTCATAAAGATAGTCATATTGTATATGCTCTTTCATATCATCCCAGTCTTCTGGGGTGATAACACTCTTCAGGATTAACTGTGTTTTCAGGGTGTCATGGAATATGTCACTAAACTTCTTGCGGAGTTTTCCAACAAACTTAGTAAACTTTAATTCATCTCTTGTTATCTCTGCAGATCTACCAACATTAAATTGTTGTGTTGAATCTAATCTTCCTGCAGGAACATTTAATGCTTTGTATAATTTAGTTTGAAAGTATTGGACGTCTGTAAGTTCTCCAAGGTTCTGACCACCTGGCAACGTAGTAATTTCAGTTCCTCTGCCACCTTCTCTACGTGGTAACCAGAAGTCTTCCATCATTGACATGTATTTTCTGTCGTCTCTTACCTCTCCAGTATTAGCATCGTATACTAATTTGTTTCTATAACGACCCATTACTTCACGGAGATATGCTTCCGCTTTTTGTTTTGGTAGATTACCTACATCAATATAAAATATTCTACGTTCTGGTGCTCTTGATATTCTGTAGATAACAAGAGAGTCTTCAATCATACGTAACTGATTGAGAACTTTGATACCTTTATGTAAGTAAGATAATACAATATTCCTATTTGTATCCATCAAACCTGATGTGCAATATGTAATTGCGTCTTTTGCAATTCTGATTCCACTATTTGCGGAAGTATTATTTAAACCTTTAGGGTTGTATAGGAAATACTCTTCGCCTTTACCGAAGTCATATTTCATAAACTCATCTGCAGTTTTTGGTTTTGTTATCTGCCTTACTTTCTTAATCTTATGTGGGTCTACGTATCTTAATTCTTTAATACCATCAGCAGGATTATCTAAATCAATTACCTTATGATAATACATACGCCCATCAACGTACCACCTACGGAACATCTCATGAGCTTTACTATCAAATCCAAATAGATTTTTAATATAATCAAACTCCTCTCTAATTATATTTTTTACTGGATCACTTACATCAAGGTTATCCAAGTTAATCTGAACAGGACTATCGTTCTGGTCAGCAACTATTGCTTCATGTATAATATCTTCAATTGCTTCATCCACTTCTGGGTGCATCGCCATTGTACGATACTTCTTCACCATGTCATACTCAGTCTTGAAGTTACCGTCTAGGTCAAGATATTGACCATAGTAACCCCCTGCAATATAACTAGTAGCTCCATCGTCAGAAGAAGGTTGGATTGGAGACGGAGCACGACTCTTACCTTCCTTCTTCTTAAACGAGAAACCGAATAACTCTGCCATAATATTTGTGGTCTCTTATATTTACTATTTATGTGGGTTTTTAAACGAGAGTATCGTTTCCTGATTGTCCTACGTCTACTGCTTTAGATGTGTGGAATTGATATGCAAACTCAACATCAAACTCTTCATAAGAATCATTATTGTCGTATGCAACTGATACCTGAGATACAGATACAGGGAACGAGGAGAATAATTCGTATTGACGAATTACTTTTAAGTTCTGTCCATCACCATCAAATTTACTTAGTTGATCAACTTTTATATTCTTAAGAATACCATCAGCATCACTACTAATTCCTGCAGTTGCAATGTTTGCACCTACACCGTTTGTTAGTTCGATCCATTTTTCGTATGCTGCACGTAACTCGAATGCATCATCCATATAGAATGTTCCAGTCCATGTCTCATAAGTTCTGTCGCCAGGCACTTTGAGAACTCTACCTCTAAAAGGTAGTTCTACTGTTCCTACATTTGTTGCGGGTAAAGCTGCTGCTTTACACATGTAAGTTACTGCTTCTTCTGGTTTTCCAGTTCCGTCAACTGTTGGTTCTGCTACTCCACTTGGGAATCCATGTTCCACTGAGAACAGGTTAGGGCGAACACCGCCCTTAATTGCTGATTGGAAAGTAAGTAAACCTAATCCTTTCTTTGCCATTGTTAAATTGCTCCGTTGTTATCTGCGAGGGGTTACTTCTTCAAATGATACACCTGTTCGTGTAGCAATGAAGGTTAGTGTGATAAAGTTAATTGAACGTGCAGGCTTGATAAAGAAATCTGCCTTAAATTCGTTCGCGTCGATGACTGCACCAGTGTTATTGGTGTCATCACACACAACTAAGAAGTCTGTAATTCCTCTTTCAGCTTGAATGCCTCTAAGGAATGGTTCAACAACATTCTTAAAGTTGTTACGTGTGAACTCATCATTAAGTTCAAAAAGGACTCCCTTCGCAGCGTTGCCGATAGTCTTTTCTATCACATTGAAAAGACGTCTGACATTGATGCGATCAAATGCAGATGGTGAAGCGAGAGCAGTTTTGTCTCCGAAAAGAACAATACCTTGACCAGGTAAACTGGTTACTGGATTGACTCTTTTTTGATACAGTGTATCTCTTTCGGATTTAGTTGGTGAGAATGCTAGTTTTACAGCACCTCTGATTGCACCACGATTCAATCCTGCGGGAGAGAACCATGGAGTACCGTTTGCAGTTACACTTGCACATAATCCTGCAACGTCTCCGTTAAGAGGAACGTAACGATACTTGTCAGCAAATCTGTCGTAGATGTATTTCCAACCACTATCAAACACACCGAATGATGTTGCTTGTAAGTTAGAATAGAAATCTACTACATTACTTGTTTGTGTTGCTGAAGATGTAACTCCAACGACATCTCCGTAGTAAGGGGAGAGGAAACCAACACAGTCTTTTCTGCCAGAACAGATTGTAAGAACTTTAGCAGCGATTGCTTGAGAGTTTGTTTTGCTTGATGCATCTCCTCCTCCCATGAGTAAGTAATCAATATCTACAGTCTCAGTATCTGCAAACTCAGTAAGACCAGTCATGATCTCTCCAGATGTTGCACCTAATGTTTCAGCACCCTTTACAAAAGTATAACTTCTGTTAGCAGAATCTGATGAGAATAAATCAAATGTAGTTGTGCTTGGATTTCCTGCATTGTTTGTGCCACCGAAGTTAGCAAGAGAAGTAATCTCAGCATTTCCACTTACATCATAAGCATTGTTCTCATGTGAACCCCAGTATACATACTGAGATTTATTAAGAATAACTGTAGGATAGTAATTTACTGCACCAGATGAAGTCTTAGCATTGTTTGCTTTAGAAACATATATGAACTTCTCTAGTAATGTATTTGGTTTACCAGTAATAACTCCTGTTGAATCATATACAACAATGTGCATTTCATCATTAGCACCACCACGTTCTGCAACGTAAGGTGAAGTGCCAGGTCTAGGAGCGATTGATGCCCAACTTATACCACCAAATGCAATTTGACTATCATACCATTCTGCCTTTGCTGTTACGTTAAGGTCGGTTACCCCATTTTCAATAACGTCAGTAGCAACCCATGTGTCAGAAGTAATTAAGGAGACTTTATTATTGACTGAATCCCATTCGTAAATGAATCCAGATTTTGAACCATTTGGAGATCCAGATGCAGTTTGAACTTGAGTTCCTACAACAAATGTTCCTAATGCACCGTCAAGTGAGAGAGTTACGTCAGCACCTTTATCAATGATTGCAACTTTGATAGCGTTTGAATCACTACCAGGACTTCTTGATGCCCACTTAAATGGGTTTGATGCAGCAGAAGCGTAAGTTGCTTCGTATACTTCTACTGTTGGGATGGAAAGTGTATAAGGAGATGTAACGTTATCGTCGGATGCAGTTAGTTGTCCACTTGTAGATACTCGGACAACATCTAAAACTCCACCGTACTGTAAAAAACTTGCAGCCGTCCACCACTCGTTTGCATTACTATCGGTTGGTTCACCGAACTGTTCAATTAGTTGAGATTCTGATGTAATACGAACTGGTTTAAGAACAGGTCCTTTGGAAAAGGCACCCGCTATTGCTCCTACGTTTACTTCAACCGTCTCAATCGACCCGACAGTCAGATCCCTCTCTTGAATCTCGACTCCTGGCGATAGAAGCGTGCTAGCCATGTATTTACTCCTGATGTAATAACAATTTTTGTCTAATATTATTTAGAAATATCTTGTTCTTTAGCGATAGTCCCACAGACTTGCCATGTCTCCATACTCATCTAACTTCCATTTTTCTTGATTTTCTTCGTTCATATCAATAGTCCATATGTTACCTTGGGTATCTTTTACTTGTTCTTGTTCTAATCCATCATCTATAAAACCAAATGGTGCCATATCTTGTTCAATAGCATTTTTTTGCTCCTCATATATACGTCTTCTGATGTCCTGATCGGTCATCTCTTTAAAATACTCTTGCTGTGCTAACCATGCAAAGATAACCAAACACATCACAAGGTCATCATTGTACCCCTCATCTGCCTCAAATGATTGTTTATTTTGTATGAAGGTAGTCAGTTCTGATACAATGTTGTAATCCTTAACAAGTAACTTGTCATCTTCTATAAGAGTCTTGAGGTTAGAGCATCCTTGTGCTTTGACAGTCTTGCTCATTTTTACACCCATCTGGACTTTGTTGCCTGAGAATCCCTGTCCGACTATTTGCCCTGCTCTACCACGCATAGCACACATCAATACATTTTCATATTCTAGATCATAGAATAAACTAGCAGATACTGCTTCTCCGATATCATTTACCTCAGTAAGGACATATGCTTTATTATAGTTTGTTGCTACGTTGAATATTATATTAGGATATACCATTGGTCTGACATCATGGTCACGATATTTTGCCACCAGTCTCCACGGTGCATGAGTAATATCAATTACCACAAAGGCAGAGTAATCCTGTGCGAGACCACGAGATACGTCCACACATATAATATAATCATGATCACGTATAGGATTTTCATATACGTCGAGAGATCCGTTGGTCGTAAGGGGGTCATCGTAAGTTAATACTCTAAGTTTACTTGCTGTTATTAATGTATCAACAGATCCTAGGAACTCGCACTCAAATTCCTGTGTGAACTGTCGTTCAGATGTATTTGCTATAGTTGTCTCTTTCCACTTCGCATCTCTACCTGGCACTTTTGACCAGTGAACCTCAGACCATGCATATCCATTTCTACCTTTCTGTGCATCTACCCATAACTTATAGAAATGGTTCATTCCATTTGGCGTGGAAATAATGATGACTTTTGTGGATGTACCAGAAGTAATAGTAGGATAAACGGAACTAAAGAATTGTTCTGCAATATGGTTAGGTATAAACGCAAACTCATCGAGGAAGATGATGTTGAACGACATACCTCGGACAGCAGATGCTGAAGTAGATGCAGCGAGAATCTTTGATCCATTCTCTAACTCCATACTTCCTTTATTATATACGACAATACCTTGCTGTATCCAGAGTGGTAATTGTTCGTATGCTAGTTGTAATCTACCAAGTAGATCTCTAGCAGTAGATAACTTGTTAGCAAGAATACCAACGTTAACGTTATCATTAAAAAGTATATAGTGTAAAAGGTATGACACACAGGTAGTAGACTTACCAGTCTGTCTTGGTAGTTTTGCTATATTAAATCTATTCTCATGAAATGATTCTATAAGTTCCTCTTGAAAATCCCACATCTTAAATGGGACTATACCTTCGTCAAGAGATATAATCTTAATATAGTTTCTAGCAAAATATACAGGATCCTCTTTACATTTAAGGTATTCCTCTACTTGTTTTTTAGTAAATTGTATTTCCGTCCCTACCTTCTTAAGGTTAGGGTTTCCCAAATAAAAGTCTTGACTCATGCTTTATTAGTTTTCAAATAATATTCAGCCTCTTCTTTCGTATCAAACCAATGCATATGATGATTTAACTGAACTTGAAATTTATGGGTCATAGGATCTTGTCCTATTACACCTTCGTAATCTTTCCAATCAAGATCTAGAAGATCTTCCGATACCATTGACATGAGACTTTTCCTCTGCTGCTATCTCGTATTCTAGCATTGAGCGTAGAATAGTTGCACGAGTTGTTTCATTAAATGCTTCCAGAACTCTAAGTTCTGCTTGCAATTCTTCAACTCTAGACATATTTAGTCTCCTATAATTAACAGTTCCAAGCACGAAGTGACTTGTTGATCCGACTGTCAGGATCTCTGGCAGTCTTCGCACTTGTCAACTTCTTCTTCATACCTTTCATTCTAGCACAGAAACTTGCTCTTCGCTTGTTTCCTTTCTTCTTACTTGGTGCTTTTAAGTCAGAACCAGGATTATCTCTCTCATAAGACTTTCTCCCTTTCTCATTTAAACCACCTTCTTTATTTTTTCCTGCTTTCTTTGTCCATGCTGCACCCTCACTTACCTGATCTTGTGGGAAGTTAGGAACATCAGTTGCACCTTGTACTGCTTTTTCTTTTTTCTTCTTTTTCTTTTCGTCTGCTGCTTTGGTAAGAACTACAGTATCTTCTTTCTTAACTTTAGTTTCGTTTTCTTTTTTCTTCTTTGCTTTGTCTTTAAATTCTTCTTTAGAATCTCCTGCATAGAAATATGTTTCTTTATGAGTCTTACCTTTCATGAGCATACCATCTGGCATTACATGATGACCCTCTGGTATAGGTTTGCACTTCTGTTCATCATTACAGAAGTATTGTCCTTTACCACATTTCTTTTCTTCAACCTGACAATCTGGATCAATCTGTTTACCATAAGTGATACATGGATCTTTACCACAACCACAGTTTTTTGACTTATCGTATTCTTCTTTCTTATTTTTATGTTTCCATGCTGTAGCGTATGCTATACCTTCTTCACCCTTTGTCAAGTTACCATCCTTAGAATATGATTTCTTTATATGCTTTATCATCCTATCATACTTTGCACCTTTAGGTGCTTCTTCCATAGTAAGAACTACAGGTCCGTCAGTTGCATCGGACTCATGAAATGATATTACTCTACAACCAGGATACATTTTATCACACAGTTTCTGTGCTTGAGGTCTTTGCATTTTAGAAAGACTTGCTCGGTATGCTGTGAAAGTAAACTGTCTACCTCTCCATATAAGAGAGATAACATAATATCTTCCATACATTGTAGGTATTCTTGTTGCCATTAACCTGTTACTGCATTGTTGTCTTTATCGTGACGCTGATATGCTGCAGGAGTTCTAGTAGTGTTATTAGCATTCCTTGCCTGATATGTGCCAGGTGTTCTAGTGCTTCTATCTGCGTTACGAGCTTGGAAGTCAGCATTAAAATTTTTATATGTGACTGTACTCCAACCCTCATTTCCTGAGAATTGATTAACCGTAGTGCTGCCTGGTTGAGGACTGACTTGGTTATTGTCTTTGTCGTGTCTTACGTATGCCATAAACTTATTTATCCTTTTTCTTGCTTGCCTGTTTGAGCATCTTTTGTAGATCAGCAGTGCTGCCAACAAATAAAGAATTGTTAGTTACTTGTGTTTTAACACTCTCTTCTTTGACATTCTTTTTGTCTTTCTGTAACGCCATAAGTTTGTCAGCGACATCACCTACATGTTTAATTAGTTGTCCTGCAACTTCATATGCACGTGGATGATCAGATGACATTGCAAGGTCAAGTGCACCATTAACTGCCTCTTGTCCTTTATCAATCAAAGAATATAAGTTACCTCTAGCATACTCATAGTCTTTTATTATATCATCACCCTCTACTGGTTTCTTTAGATGTAATTTATTTGTTTTTGGGATAATTTCTGTAGTATCCTCTACAGCATCAAATGCTTGATCTAAACCTGACATATCTTCTTTACTCATAATAAGATACCGATTCACTAAATCCAAAGTCATCACCACCTGTGAGTAGTGCATCATCTTGAACATCTATAAGATCAACTGGTGTTCCTGCAGTTGCAGCAGATGCTTTAGTTCCGTTCTGTGCTCTACGAACTGATAGTTTGTTTGGAGATGTTTTACTCTTAACATACATCACTTCATTACCAATTTCAATATATGATTGAGTTGGTATATTGACATAATCTAAAACTTCGATAGTAAGATTTCTTGCAGTAATTGCTCCTGACAATTCTGTAGTTCCATCTTGGTTTTGATCAGAAAGTGCCTTTGGTGCAACTTGATAAGCAACTTGTCTTGTAGTAGCAACGTCTTTCATGTCGGTATACATATCGACCTTTGCCTTCTTGATTGGTGCTGCAGTTCCTACAGGTCCGAAGATATATGCTTTGACTGTAAATTGCATTGTAATCAAAGTAATCTTTTTCTCGTCAAAAGATCCTTCATAGTCATCACTATAGTTGATGCTATTTAATATAATAGGGACATCCCTAAAGTCTGCCATGTCATCAACTAACTTAATAGTCATTTGATAAGAGGGTTGGAAAATAGGAACTATCTGTTCTGTTATTTCTAATGCTTCGTCGTTTGTTTTAGATATTATATTTAATTCAAAATCAATATTATAAGGAACAGGTGTGAATTGTTTCTTAACTGCATTTGCTGTATTTGCTTTTAATGTAAGTGTTGTGGGTGCAAGTTTTCTAACACTATCATATGATATCCCTGTCATTTCAAATGACAAACGGGGAACTGTGATAGCAACCTTCTGATTAAGATCTGCTTGTTGTTCTAGTCTTGCTAAGAATTTTTGTCTAGGACCATATGCCAAAGGCACCTTCATCCTACTATATACTGACCCGTCTTTATTTTCCTTTCTACATTCTATATTGTTAAAAAGTGTACCAAATCCAATGACACACTTTCTAAGAATTTTGTTATACGTGTATGATCCTAACATAATTTTTTAAACCATTCCAAATGGGTTGCCTTCGCTGAAGTCAATAATGTCGTCACCTAAACTTTCAAAGGTTACGCTCTCTGAATATTTAGGGTCAGCAGTTGCTTGCTCATCTCTATTGTCCAGAACTATCTGTGCTCCAGACTCCGATCCCACAATCAATTCACCGATAGCAAATGATCCAGTAGGTGTTTTGAGTTTTACAAATCCTTCTCCCGCATCCCATTCAACTAGGTTTGCAGTAGTTCCTGTTACACTTCCAGTAACTATTTCTGGAACCGTAAATGCACCTGTAATTCCTGCAGGAGCAGCAGTAAATGCAGCAGTTGCAGATGTATATCCGCTACCCGCGTTAGTAATATCTATAAGTCTTACACTCTTATAACCTGATCCACCACTTAAAATATTGATCGCAGTTAATACTCCATTAGTAAAAGTAGGAACTAATGTTGCTGCTATACCACCACTATCAGGTGCCGATACATTTAAAATTGCTCTATCTTCATCATACCCTTCTCCACCATTTATTATATTGACTGTTCTAATCTGTCCATCCTTTACCACTGATCTGATAACAGCAGATGATATCGGAGATCCGCTACTAACAGTTATATTAACCATGAATGCTTCTGCAGTTGCACCTGTACCATCACCACTGATTGTAATTAAAGGTGTTTCATTATACTTGCTACCATTATCACTAATGTAAATATTAGTAATTGCACCACTATCTATTACAGGATTTCCAGTTGCTGTAGTTCCGTTTGTAGTGAGGTAATAATGCTTAACAGTATAACCATAATCGACAAGTTCCTCATCATTATCAAATACATCTCCTTTCTCGTCGCTGTACTCGAATAGTTCAGCTTTCAGTTTATAAACATAACCTTTACCTAACTGATAGAAAGGTTCTTCATGTTCTACAAATTTTATCTCAAAGTAATTACTTGTTAATGGAAGATATATAAGATCTCCTTCTTGAGGTCTTTCTGGAGCTTTGAAATCTTTATTCAGTAGAAGAAATTGTGATATAAGATCCGAAAATCTTTGCTGAGATATAACCATCGTTATCTCATCAGTCTGTGCTACACCAAACTTTGTAAGCAAGTCTCCCCCACCTTGGAAACCATCAAAATTTTCCATGTATGCTTCTATTAAATATGCATCATTAAACTCACCAATTACTTCCTCATTAAACACACCGTCCGTCTGCATTATCTCTCTAGGACAGTATAGAATATCCATCCCAAACATTTTGAGATGCTCTTCTACTAAGTTTTGCATTAGAAACTGTTCGTTTCTAGTGCCATGTGTGAAGTAAGTGGTTCTTGCCATTATCCAATCATGTCTAGTGGTGGTGTCTCATACTTAGATATCATTTCTTCTTCTAGTTTCTCTACCTTTGCTTTACCTTCGTTGTATATAAACTCACCGTTCATTGTAATTCCACCTGGCAACTGTGCTCCTTGGAACTTGATTAAGTTAGCACCCCACTGTCTTTGTATCAATGCAGAAACATATCTCTTCAACCAGACATCATTATATACATCAGCAAACTGAGCAGGATCTACCGCACGATAACATTCTAAAACTAGGTATTGATCTGCAGGAACATCAGTTTTAAAATCTAAATCAAGATACAACCTGTCACCACGCATCTGATATCTAATCTGTTTCTGTCCTTCTAACAGATAGTAGATATCTTCTAATCTTCTATTGACCATTTCATATGTAAGAATCTCTGTCTGTGTAAGATCCCAAAGGTCATTCAATCTCCACTGATACCTAACATCAAATAAGTTTGTGACATTTTTAGATGTAAAATCAAAACATTTAATAACAGATGTCACGTATGGTGGCATCTTAAGATAGTTGTTCTGTTCAGAAAATGTAATAGTTTGATTATTGGAGGTACCAGAAGTAACAGTAGTATCAGTATCTGTTGTCATAGCATCCACCATCAACTGACTATACTTAACTTTTAGATGAGTTCTAATGTAACCATCCATGTGCCTTTCATTGTAAAACTGGACAGCATCGTCCACTAGATCATCTATCTGATCATCCTCTATGTTTATTTCTAGGACTGGTGCACCATTTTGACGTAATGCATAATCTATAAGTCCCTGTCTGGTAGCTGGTTTTGCCATGTTAGGTAGGGTTGATGTTGAATCTAATTCTTACATAATATGTAGTATTTGCATTAAGGTTAACAGCACCTGGTAATGTGTAAGAATTTAAGTTTGTTGAGTTACCAAGAGATTGGTGAACAATACTTGCAAATGTATTTGCAGGAGAGAACTGCCAATCACTAGAGGTATGCTGATATCCTGTTTTCATTGCAATAGAATTTACATTTATTGTTGGGTTGAATGCAGGAGTGATAACCTGTATTTCTGGTTGATCAACTAAAGGTGTTGTAAAGTTGACTGCAGCAGTGTATGCACTCTCTAGACCAGGCGTTGCATTGTCTCTAAATTTAACTTGAACTGAATAAGAAGTATCAAAATCTAAAGTTGAAACTGGAACTGTTAGTGATGTTAAGTTACCTTCATCTCCGTTTGCAAATGACTGAACTGTATCATATACAGTCACATTATCTGCAACTCTTCTTATTCTCCAAAAACTAGAGAAGTGTGTAGATCCTGCATACTCAGGAACAAACGCACTTGTAGTAATAACTGGTTGTCTAGAATAGGTTTTATTTGTATCTGGGTCAATAGTTGGTGTGACGCTTGTAGGTCCTGATACAAACTCAGACTCATTAACAGTCAGCGTTGCAGCAGTGGATGTTACTGTGGTTGCGTTAGTGTTTGTTAATACACAACGGAACTGTTCAGATGGAGTTGTTGGATAAACTGTAGTAGGAGTTGTATACGATGCTGAGTTTGCACCATTTATATTACTCCAGTTTGCTCCAGAGTTTAATGATTTCTGCCACTGATAAGATACAACACCACTTGTAATCGAAGCAACAATAGTAAACGTCGCAGTGTTACCTTCAGTGACTGCAGTTGAGTTTGGTTGTGTACCAATTGTTATAACACGTAAAACTGTTAGTTCTCCATGTGTAGAAGTAATATCTGCTGCAGCACCTACAAGAGATGCGACTGCTCTGTAACGATCTAGATTGTCATTAGCAAATACTAGAGTAGGTGTTGTATATGTTGCATTTGTTGCACCACCCACAGGACTATAGTTTGAACCACCGTCATCAGATCTCTCCCATTGGTAAGTTACAGTTCCACTGCTAGAAGTTGTTGCTAGTGTAAATTGTGCAGTCGCACCTTCATTAGCAGTTGCGTTTACTGGTTGTGATGTGATAGAAAATGTTCTTTGAACTGTTAAAACAACCGCATTGGTTGTTGCGGGACTAGCAGCACCGACTGCACTGATAACGCAACGATACTGATCATCATGGTCATCTGCATAGTATGCAAGTCCAGTTGTATATGATGCTGAGGTTGCTCCACTAAGTGTGTTCCAAACAGCTCCACCATTATCTGATTTCTCCCACTGATATGTCACACTAGGTGTATGTGATGAGAAACCTCCTGCTTCACCGCCACCACCACCACTAGGAGTGTCAAACTGATCTGTTTCAAATGAAGATGACGCAGCGTTACCACCTACAGGTGCCATTGTAACTCCACCCAATGTGGTAAATGTTGCAGTCTGTCCTTCATCAACTGTTGCAGGGGATGGTTGAGATGATACAACAACTGTTACAGTTTCTACTTGTAATGTAGCAGCATTAGATGGTATAGATGTAGCACCCGCACATGAAAGAACACAACGATATTGATATTCATCATACGCTGTAGTTAATGCAGGTGTAGTATATGTTGAAGTTGTTCCACCAGTTCCTTCAGATACATTAGACCATGATGCTCCATCTGTAATAGATACTTGCCACTGGAATGTAATATCTTCTGAATCATTATCTGATGTATTGGCAGCAACACCAAAAGATACTGTCCCTCCAACTGAACCAGTTATATTGACTGGTTGTGATGTAATATTAATTGTTCTTTGAACAAACAATCTAGCAACAGATGAGATAACCTCACTTGCACCTGTTGCGTTTAGTTTACATCGGTAGTAATCACCGTAACTGTCATCATATGTCGTAGAACCAGTAGCATAAGTTGTAGTGTTAGCACCACTAATATCTTGATAATTTATACCATCACCGTTCTCAGATTTTTGCCATTGATATGTAACAGTAGCACTATCCAAAGTAGAACCCACTGCTGTAAATGATCCTGCAGCAGGAGAAATAGGTGTGGAGTTGACTGGTTGTGTATCTACAGTAATAGTTCTGGATACTGTTAGTGTAACTGGGTTTGTGTAAGATGGTGCAACTGTAGTGCTAGTTTCTAACTGACAACGATATTGAAAATTATTCTTGGCATAATCATCATCTACAGTGAGTGTATTAGTAAATGCTCCACTATATCCACTACCATTAGATCCAATATACCAACCTACTCCACCATTAACTGAGATCTCCCATTGGAACATAATTGTTGATCCGTCATCACTGATACCCGCTACAGGTCCAAAGTTAACTGTTCCACCAGATCCTGCTACGATACTTTGATTAGTTGGTTGCTGCGTAATTGTTACTAGAACTCCAGTTCCAGTTGTGGTGAATGCATATGATCTTGCATTGCTAGTTACGTTTTCTGTAACTGTAAAATTGTATGTTGTATCAAGATAATCAGAAGTAACAGTTCCTGATAAATTACCTGTTGCAGTGTTAAAGATCAAACCAGTAGCACCAATAGAGTCACCACTCAATGTATATGCTTCAAAGGTTGGTTCAGATGCAAATGTCTGTCCTGTCAAACCTAAATCTAAATTAACACTATCGCCATTATTATATGTTGCAAGAGTTCCCGCTGCTGTTGTCCAAGTTACACTTGTGTCAATGTAAGGATAGAACATTCCACGTGATGTGGTTAACTCTGCACCAGTTCCATTGTAATTAAAGTCAACACCAGAATCTACAGGGTAATAAACTACAGGAGAACTTTGTGCAGCTGCTTCTTGTGTATCAGTAGATGATGTTAATGATGTTGATGTAGATACTACACCATCATAACTTTCATGTGTTTTTTCTTCTGTCTTAATCAGTGCGAGATAGTTATTAGTTCCACCACCAGTTGTACCTGCAGTAGCATTATTTGGTGCTGTAACTGTAATACTATTATTAAGAGCACTCTCTGCTTGTATGTTTAACCAACCAGATTGTGATAATGTAGATACGTTTATACCGCCAACTACTACACCACCACTACCGCCTGGTGCACTCGATACTGTGATAGTTCCTATCATACCACCATGATTACCACACTGATAATAATAAGTTCCTGCTGTGTTTGGTGTCCAAGATACTGTTGCGTTACCTGTAGAACCTTGACCACTAGCAGTTGGTGTAGTTACGTTACTACCACCATTTGATACTCTGAGATAAAATGGGTGAATACTTGATACATTGCTTAAATTAAAATTAATTGTATCTCCAACGTATACACCTACTCCTGCGTTGCTACCACTAACAGAACCATTTCTATCTGTTCCACTAAGAGTATATACACTAGAGTTTGGTGCAGTTGTTGTTATATTATAAGTTGTTGGTGTAGAAGATCCTGCTCCTGCTGTAGATCCTGTAGTTCTAAGTTGTACTTTCCTACCTACATTTCCTAGGAAATGAGCTGAGTCAGCTGGATTGAATTTGATCTCTAAAAAACTATTTCCAGAAAGAGTGACATATGGATTGTCTATAAGTTTCTTATCTACTATGCTGTTTATGGGATAGTTCCCATGTGTACCTGTCCTAACATCACCAGTCGATCCTGTAGTTCTCGCAAATGCTTTTGCTAAACCGCATATATTATTTGTGGTTAATGTATATCCATTTTTACCGCACCACGCTGCAATAATACCCGCAGTAATAGGACCTGAGAATGATGTGCCATCTATGGTGCTATAATTTGTCGTGCTTGTATACGGTGTATTAGCAGTCCAATCATATGCAGGAAGTAATATTTTTTCGCCAGGTGCCACCGTTGTGCAACCAGATCCATAGTTAGAGAATATTGCCCATCTGTCATTATATGATGTAGCACCAACTGTAATTTTATTTTGGTTTGTATCTACATTATTAATACCACCGAGGGTATTATCAGTATATCCTGCTGTTCTTGCACCCGCTACACATTTAGTTTGTAAAGGTCCTGCAGTTACATCACTACTATTTTTAAATCCATTACCCGCAGATCTAACAATTATTATTTTATTAGATGTTGCTATAGTTCCTTCGATGTCATCTAACATCTCTTCATCGGTTCCCGTATCATCTCCTGCATCATTCAACTCAATGTTAGGTGAGTTTGCTGTAGGAATGCCAGGTCCGAAGGATGCATTGATAACAGCTGGACGATTATTACCTTTATAGTTAGCATTACCACTGTCGTTATGATCTATAACTGCTTGATATGCTGCTAGTATTCCACTATAAGAACCAGTTACACTACTACTAAAACACTTCAATGCATATATTGTTGCTCTTTTTGATATTCCAGCTGTCCTACCAGCTGCAAGAATAGCACACTGAGTTCCATGACCCGCATCATCTTCATTATTAGAACCGTATGTACCAGAAAAATGACTTAACTGAAACACTCTATAGTTCTGTTGTTCAGCAGTACCATTAAGATCACTAACAAAATCAGGATCATATAGTTCTGGATGTAGTGCTGCGTTGTTACCTGTTGGTCTACTAGCACCACGAACACCTGAGTCTAAGATGTAAATGTCTACACCATCACCATCTGCGTTTGTTCCTTGACTAAATTGTCTGTTTAAATATTGCCTATCCTGCTTTGTAATTCTATCTAAGTGCCAGAAATCGTGTATGTTTATTGTTCCATACCTATCAAGTGCTCCAGTAGTAAATCTTCCCATACCAGAATGAGTAGCACAATAATAGTATAAAATTGATGGTGTAGAAGAACTAACAGTTAATGTAGTTGCACCATCTGTGCCAGGTGTTCCTGATACAACAACTCCAGATGTTAAGTCTCCTGTTCCACCTGTAGTATGTGTTCCATCTTGTGTTTCTGAGAATCTAAATGGATGACCGCTGTTTGATGAGTCACTCTGATCAAATGCATAAGTTCCACCTTGTAAAAAACCTGTCTGATTATAGAACCTACTATAGGTACCACCCTGTGTTTGTGAGAAGACAAAAAAGTCACTACCACCAATATTTGAGACTTTTACATATATTGTACCAGAACCACTAGTTGTTATATTTCTTGTATTGCTTGTTGCTTGTCCTTCTGCAGGAGTATTGATATTACTAGATCCAGAGGTATCTACTGTTAGAGACGCCTCAGTAGGCATAGGATCTCCCGAATATACCTCAGCATCCCATGTAGCATTCTTAACTACATTCAACGCTCTTAATTGTGATATCAAATTACTTTGATACGCTGCAGGGCAGTCAAAAGTAACTATCTGAAATGATCTGAATTGTTCTACAAAGGATAAGAAACCATATAATTTCAAGATCGCTGCACACGCTTGATCTATGCTATAGTTATCGTTGATCCTTACTATTACCTTCTTCATTCTATGGTACAATAAGTCCTTCAGATCTATTTAGTCCAAATCCTATACACAAAAAAATACCCAAAAAATTTTTTTGGGATATTTGGAATCAAAAAGTCAATTTTAATTTATGAAGTTGTATCAGTTGCTTTTGCTAGTAGGTTCTGAACCTGACCCTCTGACATTTGTTGCTTACCCATTCTTTCTACAGGTTTGCAAAATTTTATATCATGTTTCTCATCAAATACAAATTTTGTTCGTAGGTGTGTTCTATCTCTTTCTACAATTAAATGGTATGAATGTCCATACAAAGTAGTATTGAATCCAATGGATAAAATTTCTCTACCTTCGTATAAACTTCCTGTTTTAAAAGGACATGTCTCTGCAGTTCCATCAAATTTAATATGGAACTGTCTAGAGTTTACATGTTCTTGTTGTCTAAGTTCACTTGACTTCTTCAGTGGCATCTTCTTCTGGTTTCTTGAGTGTCATATTGAGTGCTTCAACTGCACCTTCTAACCTTAATACTTGTTCTTTACGATTGGCTAGTTGTTTTTCCAGTTCGACGATTGTTGCTTTTTGATCTTTCAGTTGGTCAGTAAACTCTTTGACCATTGTTTCAGCGTCCATAGTTTAGAATTACGAGAGTATAGTATATATTATAGCATAACATCCTTCATATTTCTAGTCTTAAACATTAAAGTTATTCTAAGGGAATCGCAATATTGACTCACTGGTCTGACTCCGTGCCAAACATTGCCAGGAAAACCTAATACAGATCTGAATTTAGGTAGTACCGAATTGGTTATTAATCTTTTTTCTTTATCCCAAAGAATAGTTTCTCCTCCCCAATCAACATTCCAATCATTATTTACATATACAATTATAGTTTTGCTTGTATCTAAAGAGTCATCAGTATGTAATTTTTGATCTTGACCGCATGTTTGAGCATTTGCATAACAACGAATCAAAACATCTTCTGGATCTAAGTGAGATTTAATATCTTTCCATACATCAAGTATTAGTCCATTAAGTTCATTCTCACAATTATAACAAGACTGCCCTTCTCTAGATGGTCCTCCAAAAAAGATAGACCATTTGGGTATACTTCTCGTCATTAAACTTTTATGACTACGATATCCCCATGTCCAAGAAGATTCATGTAAAAATTTGCACAATGCAATTGCCCTAGATTCGGACAATACATTTTCATGATAAAACATATATTATTTAATTTATTATTAACCGAAATGTGTTCTTGCTGAAGCTAAGAAGTTATCTACAAAACCTCTTGCATCAGCTTGACTCATATCTCCATTTGTTTGTCCTTTTGATAATAGAGCTGTCCAAACAAAACAGTTTGTTGATGTTGATTGGTAATATGAATAGTCACTATCTGAGTTACCCGCATAATCAGTAGTTGCAAATCCACCAGCTACTGTGCTACTCCAAGAAGATTGACCAACAGTACAATATAAGTGACAAACACTAGGGTCACTATTCTGGTTCCATCCTTTGTTTACGAGCCATGCATAAACTGGACTAAAACCTGCAACAGTATCACCGTTGTATACAGTAACAGAGTTTGGTGATCCACCACCACCGTCAGCACCTAGGTTACCACTTCTTGACCAACCATATGTGGTATTTGTATCAGTAGGAGCAACTGCAATTCCAACCAGTGGCCAAGAATATCCAAGTGGTTGATATTTAACACTACTGTATGTCTGTAGTCCACTATTATAACCCATGTTAGAAGTTTGGTTTCCATTAACTCTAAGTTGAGTATAGTTACCACTATCATACATATCAGATTGTGCGTCACCGATATAGGTATCACTAGCATCTGTTTCATACTGGAAGTTAGATCCACTTGCTGCCCAAGTCGTTTTTTGACCTTGCATGTATGAAATAAAAGCACCAAACTGTGTTGAATCGTATAAATCGAATGGAGCAGGACCTATCTGAAACCACTCAGTTCCATTATAAAATTCTAATTTTGCGTCTGTTGTATTGAACCTAATCTCTCCTACTGCTCCAGTCGGTCTTTCTGCAGTGGTTCCTTGTGGCAATTTCCAAGCAGTGTTTGCTTGCGAACCATCTAACCCGACGTTACCAGGTATCACAACATTTCCACTCTCACTGAGCGTTGTAATTTGATCAACTTTAATTTTAGAACTCATTTTTAACTTACCGTAATTTTAGGGTCGTTTTTATATCAACAGTTATATTTATTTATATTATTATATAGAGGACTTAATATATCGCCCACTCTCCACCTGTATTGACAGTGACTGTTGTTCCACTAGCAATACCGATAGGACCAAAACTAACAATTTCGTCTCCATTATTGACTGAAATATTTTCACTAACAGTCTTCCTAGATTTCTTGAATATACCATAAGAGTCAATGTACTGTGCGTCACCTGTTGCTCTCATAACTGTAGTCTTCTGACCATTAGAAAGTGCTTCAGTTGATTCTACGTTAAGACCGTTAGAACCACGAACGTTAACTCTGTATGTTGTTTGTTCAGAAGCATCTCCATGGAAATTCCAAAGACCACTGCCACCCATTCTAGCAACGCTAGTTGTTCCGATCTGGAAGTATATATCATCAACACCAGCTAATCCAGTATAACCATTATTTGAGAAGTAGAATCTTCTTTGACCATCTGTTGAGTTGATACTTGTGTTTGTAAGACCCTGTAAGTATGGTAGAGATAATGCACTGTAACCATCAAGTAAGTCTGCGTTCAAGTTAGTGACAACTGTATTAGAAGCAACTTGGAATGGTGCAGTTCCTTGTGCAACATTAGATTGAATTATTTTCTCAGCTCTCAATACTTCATTGACTACTAAACCACCATCTGCTCTAAGATGCATACCTTCAATAGGTGTGCCATCAGTCTCAACTCTGAAACGCATAGCAGGAGAAGAATCACCAAGACCAGTCCATACTTGATCAAAGTAGAAGTCTCCGACGCTATTGTCATAACGCATTAAGAAACCTTCACTAGTGCCATCATTCTGACCAGTAAATCTAATTGAAGGATCAGCATCGCTGTTAGTGTCTGATGATCCTGCAGTAATTCTAAGTTCAGCACTTGATGAACTATCACTATAAAGATGAAGTAATGTAGATGGGTCATTTGCTTTGTTACCAACACCTACTTTCTCACCTCTCCATACCATTGTGGTATTTGAATCACTAGCTCCATACCACATGTAAGGAAAACTATATGCTAAGTAGTTCAAGTCAGAACCAAATCGTACACCACCTAAACTACCATTACCCTTACCTTTAATTGCTAATATGTTAGTAGTAGACTTACCAAGAGTAACACCATTACTATCTGCAAGACTTAATGTTGACTCACCGTTGTTAGTAAATATACCTTGGTCACCTGTTAGATCATTAACTGTTAAGTGTCCTGATGCGTCCCTACGTGCGATTGTGTTAGCAGTAGCAGCAGTTGACTGTGTATAACCATCAATATAGTGAGCGTCTAGTTGAGATGATGCACCATCGTTTCCTGCGTGCCATACAGTGTTACCGTTAAAGGTAAAGTCTGAAGCGTTGAATCTAATAGTTCCATTTCCATCTGTGCTATTACCACCAGAGATGAGCATTTGAACGTCATAGTTTGGTGCAAGACCAGATGATCTAAAGTCTATTGTTGGAGTTGTTGATACCGCTGCTTTACCAATCTGCAACTTAGCACCGTTTGCATCATCACGTAATCCAAAGATACTTACTGATCCACCAGAAACTTTGTTAGATGAAGATACAGTCCATTTTGTGCCAGGATTAGGTCCGAAGACATACACATTAGCGTTTGAGTTTGCACCTACAAATGCTACAGTTCCTGTTACGAGTGAATAAATTTCACCAGTTGTATGTGTAAGTTCTTGAACACCATTTGAACCATCAACTACGATAGAACCAATGTTGTTTGTTGCACCTACATCAGAGTAGATAGTATATGTTCCACCATTATTAATATTACCACCAACACCACTGTTACAATGGAAGTCAGGAATGTAGAATGTAAACTTGTTACCTGTGTCATTAACATAGAAGTTCTCAAAGACTATCTTGTCCTGACCAAGAACCTCTGGTAAGAACATATCACCAATAGGTGATGTGATGCCACCACGTGTGTCACCTACGTTATAACCTGTTTGATACCATAGACCCTGTTTCGCATCTAATTTATCAGCATCCAATCCACTTGCAGCACCTTGGTTATTTTCTGACCAAATCTTAAACCAGTTAGAATAAACTGCATTAATACCACTGTTACCTCTGATGTATAGATTATTGTTATCTGTAAATCCTAATTGAGTAGAAGCATTACCTGTTGCCTGTCTTCTGTATGTTACAACACCATGTGTGGTTCCACCATCTGATAGACCATCAGCGTTGTTGTTTCTAAGTGCAGCAGCAACACCGTTTGCTGCAGAAGATGGAGCAGGGTTTGATGTAACTGATGCGGTCTCGTTAAAGATTCTGTTTGCAGTATCAGCAGTACCAGATATTGATATATTATATGTGGTGTTTGCAAGTCTTGCGGGATCTAATGTTCCGAAGATTAAACTTCCTGCGTTCTGATAGAAGGCACCTTGGTTACCATCTAGTTTATCAGCATTAAGTTCAGATCCTGCACCCTGATCAATTGAAACACTACCTGTGTTATCAATAATAAATCCACCTTGATCTTGGTTACCAACTGCCTGATTTGTTACGTCTTTTCTAAATCTGAATACACCGTAATTACCATGAGTTACTGCACTAGGTGTTAAGTTATTACCCTTTCTAATATCAATTTCAATGTTACCATAGTAACGGTTGATTGTTCCTTTGGTTGCTCCAAGTATAGCACCGCTACCACCACCAAGTTCACTTGGTATGACTACAGAAAAGTCACCTGTATATCCTGTTCCTGAGTCAGTAACAGTAGCAGATGTAATTGTTCCACTAGTTACAATATAAGTAGCACGAGCAACACTGTCACTACTAATAGAGATATTACCACCATCCATCGGAATGTTCTGGTAAGTTCCGTCTGTATATCCTGTTCCACCGTTTGTAATAGTGATACTGTCAATATAACTACTATCTGACAAAGAACCACCAACAACAACAGCGTCTTGAGTGGTACCTCTAAGTGATTGTAATGCATACTCATATGATGAGTCACCACGTAAGAATGTGAAGGAGTTAGCAGCACCTTTACCCGCTAATCTTTCTGGATCAATTGTTCCCGCAACAATGTTAGAAGCATCAATATTTGTTGATGTTAACTGTGTCCAGTTTGAAGCATTTCCACCAGATGTATTAATAGCTCTAGAGATATCAATAATCCTCTTCCTTGCCATGTTACCACTATTAGTTCCGCTAGATGGGGAAGTTATAGCATACTGAGTAGAATTGATTAGAGATATTGCATAGAAACCATCTGATGCTCCACCACTTGTAAAGTCAATATAAACTATATCAGCGTTAGATAAGTTGTGACTACTACTCTCTGTGACAGTAACGGTAGTATCAGTCTGAGAGTATGTTCCTGTTGCTTCATTAACTAAACCTTGATCAAGTATAAAGTCACTTGACTCAAATTTAATGTTATTTGCAATGTTGATATTTACACGACCTTCAATCTGTGCAGCGATTACTGCTGTAACTCCAGATGAAACCTGTGATTGAACAGTTGGTTGTGAATAGTAACCCTTACCCGCATTTGTAATGGTGACTTTAGTTACTGAACCATTAACAACGTTTGCTGTAGCAGCAGCTTGAACACCATTCGATGTATCATCAGGTGCAGATATTGTTAATGCAAAATCTCCACTATAACTATCACCAGCTGTGCTGATAACAAAGTTAAATATTTGACCATCGTTATATGCACTTACTGTTCCACGAGCAGTTGTAACACTACCAACTATAATATCACCTACACCGAATGTGTATGCACTGTTAGGAATGAATGCTAAGAACTGAGATTCTAAATCATTCTCAAGAATATATGATATCGCAACACCCTGTGTCTTGAATTGATGAGTTCCTGCACCTTGAGATTGTAAATTTATTACTTGGTTAGACTCAGCGTTAGATTTAGTAGTTGCAAGTTTAATATTGTCATCATCTACTTTGATAGCATAATATTCTACACCATCAGATAATCCAGTAATAAGACTGCTTCCTGATGTATATGTTAATATATCTCCAGTATTAACACCATGTCCTACAATGGTAATTACTTCAGTGCTAGTATTAACAGAAGCAGCAGCAACGCTAAATGTTGTTGCTGTTGTTTCAATTGCAATATCACCCGCCTTTGCATCTTCAATAGCAAGTCTTTCTGCAGTAGATGCAACAGATGTAATATTGAATGGACGTAACGCAGGAATCTGGTCAATGTTAATCTTACCAGATGATGTTAACTGAACAAGTGCAGATGGAACTGCGTTTGTAGAGTATGGTTGGTTTAGATATGGTCCTAAGTTGTTTGAAATATAATCTCTAACAGATGCCTGTGTAGGTAGTAAGGAGTCAGATGCGAATGTTCCACCTAAGTTATCATCTTGTGAGAATCCTGTAATTGTGATGTCACCACCAACAATCTTAATAGATGATAGTTCAGAGATACTAACTGTTCCAACGAAACTGATAGCACCAGTTCTGTTGAAGATCGTAACAAAGTTACCAACTTTAAAGTCACCAAACTCGTTGGTTCCTGATGTATAAACCTGACCGAATGATTCTTCTGCTGCTTCAAATGCAGTTCCTAATCCAACACCACCGTTTTGTGGTAACGCAGCATAGGTATTACCTGATCCAGAATATTCCCAAGTGTGTGATGATGAGTTAGTAACAGATGGTCTGTGGAATCTAATTGTCTTATTAAGAAGATTACTTAGTGGTAAACTTCCTGCAGCAAATGATGGATCATTAGATGACTGATAGCGGTTAGTGCCATCAGAGTAGTCCATCGAACGGTTAGTTGTAATTTTAGCAACAACCTGTGTTCCTGCAGAACCAGAAATAAGTTCTGTTTCTAGAATGATATGTTCAACCGCAGGGTCAGCAGATGTATAACCATCAATTTTAATAATATAATCTTCAATTGGTATACCTGTTAATGTTGTTCCACCAACCTGTATAACTTGTCTACCCGTTGGGAGACCATTGCCATCAACATCTTCTGTGATAGTTTGTATAGTACCAATATCAAAGTCATATGCTTCTGCTCTGAATCCCGTAGCACGTAGAGAGTATGTTCCGAAGTTAGATGCTGAGTTAGTAACCGATGCATAACCACCAGACTGAGTTAAGATACCATCTTGACAGAAGATAGCAAACACAGAAACTAACTGTGTGTAACCATCGTTACTGACGTTATACGCAGTTCCACCAAAACAAATGATGGTGAATGCGTTTGCAACCATCGACTTACCTTGTGGGTCAAACTGTGCAACAGTTGCACCTTGTGAATTCTGTTTTAGACCTGGTCTAGGAACGTTAGGTGTAGCAACTTTAGCACCATCAATTTCACAACCAGAACCACCAAGGAATGATATAAGTGAAGAGTTCTGAATATAAGGTGATGCTTCAATAACTGGAAGATCTAAGAATGTATTTGCAAGTGGGAAACTATACTTCAATCCATCCTGTTCCACAATAAGAGGATCAGGATTTGTTACTGTTCCACTGTAGGAATTGCCACTAGACAATACATTATCAAGAATACCCCAATTTGTAGTCAATGCAGATACAACGTTAGCACACTCAGGAGCAGATGAATCTACTGTAATAGAACCGTTTCCTCTGGGTAATATTTGTGAGAATTGACCATTCTCTAAATTATTTCTTATTGCATCTATTGCTAATTCTTTTGCTGCAGCAAATATTGCACGAGTATATGTAACCTCAGTCGCAACATGTTGTACACCACTAGCACCAGAAATATATAAGTTTGCTGCCTCTACAGTCTTCTGGTTACCACCATATCTTAGGTCATATTGGAATGCTCTAAGAATCTTCATTGTGTCATCAACACACTGTTGATCGCCAGGTGAAGATGTTCTTGTAACACTGGACACAGATCCTGCAGTAGAACCGCTTCCTAACGCTGTTGTAACGGTGCTGAAGAAGGTTGTAATTGCTGAGATAACGTTTGCACAAGAAGGTGCAGTAGCAACTGTTCTAGTGGCATGTGACATGTTATCATTAGCGATAGCAGTATCAACGATTGTGAAGAAATCATCAATGAATGCTTGCTCTACAGCGGTTCCTTTATTTGTATTATCAAGAACCTGAGTAAATCCATGATTACCTTCGATAGTTCCAATAGAATCACTAATTGCAACTGTTCTAGCAAGTGTCTTTGCTATCTGGAATACTGCACGAGATTCTGTCTCTTCCCCGTCTAAAAATACAGAGTTTGTATATAACTCAGCAGCATCATAAACTTGTTCGTTACCACCGTATGCTAGGTTGTATACAACAGTTCTTAGTAAATCTAATACGTCATCAATACAGTTTTGATTTCCGCCAGGCACATTATGTGATGGGTTATCAATGTTATATCTTTGAACTGCCTCAAACGCAATTAATTCTAAGTTCTTTTGTATTAGAGTTGCAGCGTCACGACGAACTGTTCCTGCACCTGTATCAAGAGTTGCAAGATGATAATACTGTAATTTTGTAGCGTAAGTTGATCTGTATAGAGGTAGGTTTCTTCCTGCTAAAATACAAGCATCTTTTGCGTATCCAAATACCTCTACATAACGATCTCTTGTTAATGAGAAACCAGGATCAATATAGAATTTTGCTTGGTCATATACTCTATCGTTACCACCCCACTTGAGGTTATGTGACACACATTTTTGAATAAAGTCTCTAACATCATCGTAACATGCTGTGCTTCCTGTAGGTATTGTGTAACTTGGATTTGCAGCAAGCATTTTATTGACTGCATAATCTGCAATCATATCTGCGTTAGCAAATAACAACTCAGAAACATCACCGTATTTGTTACCTTGATCCTTACTGTTAGGAGTTCTGAATGGTTGTTGATTATCTGTGAATGTACCACCAGTTCCAGACTGCGTGTCAGCAGCAGTTGAGTTAAGATCTATGGTAAACTCTCTATCATCATAGATGTCTTTAATACCATGAGTTCCATTAACTGTAGCATTACCAGAACTAGCAATAGTTACTTGAGATGTTAATGACTTCTTGAGTGAGTTAGTTCCTGCACTTACAAGTGTATGAGTTGAGGTGTCACTAGATACACCAACGTTAACTTCAAAGGTATCGTTTGTTTTATTAGATATTTTTAACCACTTATCAAATGCAGGATCTGATCCTCTTGGGTAAGGATGCTGAGTTTGGTTACTATCTGTTGTACAAGTAAAGACTAATGCACCCGCATCAAATTTAATCAAGTCGCCATTACTAAATCCGTGACCAGTAATTGTTACTTCTAATACACCAGTTGCAGGGGTGTATGTTGCAGCACTTGGAGTATGCTGACTGAAACTAGGATATAAGTTGTGTCCTTTCTGAACCTTGATAGTTGCAGTCTCACCACTTACAGACCATGATGTAATTCCTCTTGCAACTGTTGCTGCTACTTGTCCAAAGTTTGTTCCACCAATAGTAAGTGCAGTACCACGAGTAGCGGATGATTCATAATAATATTTGACATAAGCGACTGCCTCCTCTGCAATAAACTCTTGGTTGTTTTTAATATTCTCAGCACCATCTCTGAATCTATCACTAATATTGATCTTGCTAAATCCATAGGGAGAGTTACGTAGAGATGCTAAAACGTAGTTGTTAGAACCAACAACAGTCTGGTTACCAGTTGGATCAATAGATGTTCCAACCTGAGATATATTTGCTCTTACAACAAACTGTAATGAGTAACCATCAGCACGTTCAATACGGTGTGTAATATATTTTCTACCATTAAGATCTGAAAGGTTATCAAGAACGGATACTCCAGTTCCAGATGATGTTGTTACATCACTAGCAGTATCAATGTTTGCTTGCTTTAATACAAATGTGATTGTAGTATTAGAACTATTATAACGACCATAACCTAAACCCAAATCAGAGTTTGATGGAAGTGTTGGAGTTCCAGATCCTGCAGTAAAACTACCAATAAGATATGTCTTATTAAATCTAGCGTCAGCATTAGGGAAGTTAAATGTAAGACCCGCTTGACCTAGAGTTGCCCAATCAGCAAATAATGCACTTGTCTTTGCATTATCAACGCTAGTTATTGAAACTGTAATTTCTCCACCAGAAATTGTATATGAACTATTTGTAGATGTTCCAAAATCTACAGAACCATTTTGGAAACCATAGATATTAACTTCTTGTCCAACTTCATAATCATGGAAGTCGGATCCCACAGAAGAACTTGCTAAGGTAAAGATAGGACCGTTGTAAGTTGCTATAGTGTTGGTTGATGTATCAATCGTTGTGATTGTTAAAAGTTTATTTTGTAATTCAAATCTTTGGAAACCAAATCCTGTAGATGTTAGAGGTAATGTTACTGGATTATCTGCACCTGATGCATCTTTCTGTGTTGCGTTAGCAGCAGATGATGCAAGTCTAAACCAGTTATCACTTTCTTTATAAACAAAGTATGCAGTTCCATCAACAAGACCGCCAATACCGCCCATTTGTCCTGCACGGTAAATGACACCATCTCCAGTTGTATACTGATGATTTGTGACATAGATGTGATTATCATCTAGCATTATATTGCCAGTTGTCAACTCATGTAACTTATCGTCTGCAGATACGCCTGTAATATCTTTTCTACCCTGAGTTATACTTGTATTGGCAATGGCATTTGCTTCTAGATCATATAATTCAATAGTATTATCATCTACCTTTCTTACCCAATAACGTGTGCCATCAAGTAAACCTGGTAAAGGAGTTGTGTTCTCATCTATGCTGTATGCAACTTGGTCACCAGTTGAGAAACCATGTCCTGTAATTGTAATTCTATCAAGTGTAGTATCAATATAATTTGTGCTACCTCTAAATGACACCGTTTCCACTTCAGTGTCAATAGTATGCTGATAAATTTGGTTAGATATTGTCTCTAATTCTGGTCTTAATGACTCAGCATCAACAACGTCAAATCTATCTGATACGCTCGCATTATTGATATCAGTAATAATATCTGCTGCAACATTATCATAAAATATTTTTTCAGCGTCTTGGAATACATCATTGACGTTTGATGTAACAAGAACAGTTACGTCACCTGTAGAGTATGGTGATGCTACAGGACCTGTAAAGTTTACTCCCTGAATTGTACCAAGTGTTCCTGAAGATCCACCCTGTACAAAATCTCCAATTTCTAGAGTTGTGTTACTACCTGTGTGGTTGTTAAATGTAATTTTGAATATGTTATCACCACGATACTTGTCACCAGGCACTGCGGGAATCTGTCCCACCTCTGGTTCATAGTATAATCTTTGTTTGTCATCAAACACAAAGGCATACTTCCAAGTATGAATTACTGTACTTTGTGGGTCTGATGCGTTCTGTAATGCGTCTCTGAATACAACACCAATAATATATGTTTCGTTAGACGCCTTGATCATGTGACGATCTTGGTTTTGAGGTCTAACAATAACTCTTCTTAAGTTATCACCAACAAGTGAACAGTTTCTAGGAAGTGATATGGGGTTATCTTCTAGATACTCACCACCAGATACGATGATAGAAACGTATTCGTCACTAGGATCTGGAGTTGCTTTCTGTAATCCATAAGCAATCTGTGCTGCTTTCTTAATAGTTTTAACTGGTCTTGCAGCTGAACGACCATCGTTTAAATCACTACCAATAGTTTGTGATACATATACACGTCCACCAGTGTCATTAGTAGCAACTTGGTATACAAAATCAGTGGTTGCAACCCTTCTGGACTGATCACTTAGAGGAGGTGTGTCAGCAGTTGGAAAGAATGTTGTTCCAAAAGTCGGACTTGTTACATCTGTATCTTCAAAGTTAATTAGATTAGGACCACGAAGTTTCAACGCAGGGTTGATAATCGTGTCAATATCAAGGTTTGTGACCTGTGCAGTATCAGAAATGATTGAACGAGTCGTTCTAATTTGTCCTTCAACGTCTAGTTCATACTCAGGATTATTAGTATTGATACCAACTCTGATGTTTTCCTGTGCGTTTTTTCCTACGAATATTGCGTCTTTTTCTAATGCACCTTGACCAACAGATATTTCTAGTGACTCGTCTCCTTGAATACTTAATGATCTTACTCTTTTATATGATACTCCTGCACCCGCTGTAATTACACTGTTTGCGGAACCTACAAAACTTAAATTATCGTCATCTACTTTCGTTACTATAAAATTGCCATCTACTTCGCCACCAGATGTGAAGTCAAGATAAAATTTATCTGATCCTATAATACCATGTGCAACAGAGACTATGTTACCTACACCAGCTGCTGATCTGCTGTATGTGGCGTTCGTCCAATTTCCTGTTGCTTTTGATCCAGAGGCTTCAATCCTCTGTTGGTCGGCATTAATCTGAAAACTCATTTCGTTCCTAAAAGGTTATGTAACAACGGTTAATTCTAAATTACCTACCCACTTTACAGTAGATGAGGTTGTCACACTTGATACTTGAAAAGTAAAGAATGGTACTCCGCCAATTTGTATTGCGACTGGAACCACATTCCAAGTTTCTTGACCAGGTGGATTGTTTCTAACAATTATTTTCCTTTCAGAAGCAATTGTTGGAAGTCCTCCAGATGTTGTAGTAACTACAAGGTCAAATTTGACTGCATAAACATATGTATTGTTTGAGGTCTCTTGTCCAAAAATTGTTCCACTTGCAAAGGCAACTGAATCATTTGCTAAAGGAGGTGTATTTGTATTAAGAGGGGTCGTGCCATCTAAAGATAACTGCATAGTGTTATTAGCAGCATCTGTTTGCCTTTTAAGAATAAAAATATCTTTATTTGCATCAGTAAAATGATTACTTACCATATGCATTGCCGAGACATTTTTCAGAGCTCTATCAGTATTCATTACTTCAGTAGATGCTACTGAGTATCCTCCTATTGATGAAAAATTCTTTACGGGCATTGTCTTAGATTACCTAGAGGTTATTTATACCTTGACTTTGGTAGTTGTGAATCTACCAGTGAAGTTTGATGATGAAGTTGCTTGACTAGATTTTGCTAGTGAGATATTCACGCTAGAACCTACAACAGAAACAGTTGCATCTATCAAATCATTGTCAGAAGTTATTGAATTAGTAACTGTTGCATGTGCAGTTGTTCCATTTGAAGCACAGACGATTGTAACCTCAAGCATATGAACTTTATTGTCATCACTTTCAATGGTTACAAGTGTCTTAGAACCCTTAAACGAAGTTCTATCAAATGCAGTTATAGTTGCAGATGTTGGGAATGAACTTAATTGACCACCTTCTACTCGTGCTGAATCTATTTCTACAAATGTTGCTGTAGAATCCATTACAGTTAGATAATTTTGAGTATTTCCAGCCCATCCTCTGTTAATTTTAAATCCTGCTTGTGCACCATTACTATCATATGATAGGAATGGTTTTTCATCCATCTGTGTTACATAATCTTGAGAAACAATATCCATCCTAGAGAATGGTGGAATTGTGCTAGAGAGTGTGAGAATTGGGAATGTAATATCATCAGTAACTGCTACTCCACCTAATAGGTTACCCGCAATTTTTATAATCTCACCAACTTCATATCCAGTTCCACCAGATACAATTGTCACAGTTGATATACCACCGCTACCATTAGTAACGACAGTAAATGTTGCTCCTGTTCCTCCAAATACTCCTGTTGATGCTACGCCAGTATATGTTGCTGATAATCCGTAATTATTTCCGTTAGATGTTACAGTTCCTATGGTTGCGATTGTACCTGTTACAGGTAATGCTCTTAGTCTTAGTCCCGAAGTGCTTCCATCGCATACCTCAAAATCTTTCTTATCTCTAATTTTAACAATATCTGTTGAACCACGTTGAATAATTAATGGATCTTCAGATGAAGTAACACCATCAATTCTCAAAGTTCCTTGAACATCAACTGTCTTAGCAGTTCTAATAGTAAATTTAGTTTGACTAATTGATAATGAGTTAACACCTACATTATAAAATTCAAATGTATCTTCATCAGCAGCAGGAGCAGACTCAGTTAATATGAAAGTATCTTGGTCAACGTCACGAACACCACCAAGAGAAACAAAGTCATTTCCATTGAAACCTTCAAATTGTAATTGACTAGTGTTAAATCTAACAGCACCAGTAATACGATCTAATGCAAGAGGACGTTCGTTTGTAGTTCCTGATGGAAGTACAAAAGATCCAGTAGTGTCACATAATACATCGTTTCCTGCTGATGGTTTTAATACAATACCTTTACCCTCAATGTCTGATACAGTGACTGCTAATCCAGATCCACCGCCAACTGCAGTGATTGTAAGTTGATCGCCTACTGCATAGTTCTGTCCTTTATCAACTACAGTAACTGCTGAGAATGTTCCAGAAGCAACAGTAAGTGTAACCGTGCATCCTGTTCCACCACCTGTTGATGTTGTTGCTGTTGCTGTGTATGTTCCATTGGTATATCCAGATCCAACTCCAGTAACTGTAATTCCAACAACCTCACCAAAAGATCTTGTTGCTCCAGTGCTATTATTTGCAATTACGTTTTGTCTAATTCTTAATTTTCCTGCATCTAAGTTGCCTGAGAATGTAGCAGTTCCTGTAGATGTTTCTAATTTGAATACTTCTGTGGTTCCATCATCAACAACAAGATCAACGTTTGTTCCACCCTTAAATGTGTAGTCTCCACCACCTTTAGTATCAAAAGTTAGAGGGACATCAATATCGGTTCCTGCTGTGCTGATAGTTGTCGCATTGTTGATTTCTATTTGTGTGGCAGCAGCACCTATTGATAACTTAGGAGTTGCGGTTTCTACTTTTAGGAATGGAGTAGTAGAACCACGAGTAGAATTGACCTGTAATCCTTGTGTATCAATATAATTTGTTCCATCTAATCTAATACCTTCAGTTCCTGCAAAAGATATACCAATTGCATCTGCTCCTTGTCTGAATAGTCCTGTTTGACTTGAGTTGGTAAATGAGAGAGAGGGTGTACCTGCATCTCCGTTTACTAATTTTACTGATGCTCTATCGACTGATGAGTCAGCACCACTTACAGTTATACCACCATTAAAGGTTGCCCTTGCTGTAAATGCAGAAGTGTCTGTTACTGCAAAAGTTCCTGTTACAGCTATACTACCACTAGTAACGACTGAAGAAAGATTTGCTACACCAGATGAGGTAATATTCCATTGGGTCGCTGTAATAGTTCCTTCTGGAGTCAATGACATTTGTGAAGCACCACCAACACCCATGTTCAATGCACCCGCTTGAGTTAACTCAAGAGATTTGATTGGATCTAATGCTGCAAGACTGACTGATAAACCAGTTCCTTGGGGAGTGTTTGCACCACCTACAGGTCCTAAAATTAATGTGTCAGCAAGTTCATATGCTTGACCAGGATCTTGTATATCAATCCCAGTTACAAAACCTACATTACTTATGGTATACTGGAATCCACTACCTCCTGCTTCACCAACATCGTTGTCAGAAACACTTAATACTTCTCCAATAGCATATCCAGATCCATCCAAAGATATGTTTGTTACGGTTGCAATACCTGTGTTACTTGAGTTAATTGTGTATTGGAATCCACTTCCACTTCCACCTACACCTGTATTGTCAATTATTAATACATCACCAACCTTTACATTTTGACCTTGGTTAACAATTGTTACCGCAGTTACTGCACCACCAGATACAGTAATGTTTGCTGTCATTAGAGTACCACTTTGTCCTGCAGTTCCAGTTTGGAAAGCAACAGTGCCAGGTTCAATCATACCCTGACCATGAACTGTGCAGTTAAGATATGTGGTCAATGACAATGCAGCTACACCAGGTGCTACTACTACTTCAAAATATGATCCTGCAGTGCCTAAAGTTCCTTGTGATCTTGAAGAAACTCCTGCAATAGTATCTCCAAGTGCTAGAGGATGTCCTACGTTACTAGCATCTGAAGTATCAAATTTGTATGTATTGTCATCGGTTAGTGTTACACTTTGTCCCTCAACACCGTTGATTAAAAATCTGTTGACATTCGTGTTAGCAATATCAAGTGTGCCAGCTGCACCAGAAGTTCCACCAGTTATAGTTTCTACCCCTCCATCTACAAATGTTCCAGTTACACCACTCAAATAGATGTAATCTGTTCCAACTACGGTAACAGTTCCTGTTCCACCGCCAGCTCCACTTGTTGTTACAGTCTCACCAACTTGGAAAGGTCCGTTTGTTATAGTTCCAGAAAAACCAAGTTTGACTCTTTGAACAACTGTTACTGTATAAGTTGTTGTTGGAGCGTTTCTAAATGTTATTGCCTCATACGCACCACCGCCATCTTTGGCAGTATAACCAGATCCTCCTGCAGTAATAGCTCCTGCAAGACCAGGCACAGTAAATGTTGCGGTTCCATTTGTTCCTGCCGATGATCCTGTCCATGAAATATCACTGTATATGCCAGGTAGGTATCCTGATCCAGTAGCAGTTATTGCTCCAACTAGTGATTGAACTTTTACACCAAGGGTTGCTGCTGCTCCACCACCACCATCAAGACTTAGAGTTGGATTAGATTCATATCCTTCTCCTGGCGTATTTAATGTTAAGGATGCAAGTCTACCACTTTGTTCATCTATGGTTAAAGTAAATGTTGCAGCTAATGTTGGTGCTTGTCCAACTGGAGTTATAGTTAAAGTTGGTAAATTTCTATATCCTAAACCTTGAGTTAATAATGTAAGTGAATCTAACCCATATCCTAATATAACAGTTCCTGCAGCACCAGAACCAGTTGTATCTCCTGTACCGAGTGTAAATGAAAGAGTAGGTGCAGATGTATAATTTCCTGCTGTGTCTATTGTAATAGTATCTACTGATTTACCATAAACAGCAGTTGCTGCTCCAGATGCTCCACTTCCTGAGTCAGTAATAATAATTGAAGGTGCGTTCTCATATCCAGATCCACCACTTGTAAGAGGTATTGCTGTAATTACTCCTGCAGAAATTGTAGGAGTTCCAAGAACTGCTGATTGACCTTGGAAATATTGTTGTAAAGCTCCTACGGTTGTTAGTGATATTGCTGTTCCATTATTAGCATTAGTTAAATTTAATGCGAGTTTTATTGTATTGTTATCAACTCTAATAACAAAATAATTTGTTGCTGTTGTTAATCCACCAACAGCAGTTGCAGTTGCATCAAGAGATGTCGCATCATATGTAACTTCCATTCCAGTTTCAAATGGATGGTTAGTAAGTGTGATTGTGTTAGCAGTTGTATTGACAACTGTTGATCCTCCTGTAAAAACTACTTCAGCTGGTGCATCTATTGTAACAGCAATTGTTCCAGATGTATATCCAGTTCCACCATCATCTATTGTTATTGCCTCAACTTTACCACCATTTCCAAGAGCAACAGTTCCACTCGCTGTTCCTGCACTAAATGCTGCGGTTGGTTCAGCTGTATAACCAGAACCTCTGTTAGTTAAAACTATTCTTTTAACAACACCAGTTGTTTTGATAGCACTCGATACAGTTGCTTTTAGGAAAGGATCTGTAATTGCCGATGTGGGTTGAACTCCACCCGTATATCCTGTTCCTGCACCAGTTACATTAACAGTTTTTAAACCATTTTTAATAACACTAAGTGATCTTGTTGAGAATGTGGATGCCTCTGATGAACCAAATACTGTGCTACCACCAAATCCACCAATTTTTAGTGAACCTTTAACGTTGCTACCAAATGATATAGACTTATCAATATCAAAATATATCGCATCTTTAACAATTGTCTCTGCGTTAACAACAAAGTCTTCTTCACCAGAGGGGTCAACGATTACCTGACCTGTAGTAGATGTAATACTATTTCCTGCTAATCTTAAATTACCTGTCTCAATATATGCAGGGAATATATTAGTTGTACCAGTTGCATCACTTAAAGTAATATTTGCAGCGGACTGAGCTGTTGATGTGGCAGCAAAAGCTACGTTACCAGTTTCTTGGTCTACAGTAAATGCATCACCAACACGAAAGTCACCGTCTTGGTCTGTAGAAGAATATAAAACTTTACCACTGTTAAGTTCTTCTACCTCATTTACCTGTATAGCAAGAGATGGGTCATTAGTATAGTCTGCACCAGATCCAACATAACCAAAGTTATGTGCAGTAAGTATAAGTTTTGTTCCAGAACCATCTGCCTGTACACCTTTCTGACCATATACACATGCAGATGCAACTGAACGTAACTCAGCACCGAACTGAGAATAGTCAGCAGTAATAACAGATGTAGCAGAATCTCCACCGCTAGATCTAATATCAGATATACCACCAGAAACGTCTGTAAAGGTAGTAGAAGCGTCTGTGCCATTAGCATGTAGCAATAACACTGTATTCAGGTCAGAACCATATTCACTGGTTGTAGGGGTAAATCCTGCAGTAAAACGAGCAGATGCTTTACTAATTCTTACTTCATCAAGATGTCCATTAAATGCCTCTGAAGGAGATTCCTGATAATCAGAACCTATAATAACTGCTTTTGTAGTTCCATAATTATTAGCGTCGCTATATGTGCCTAACTCAGTTCCATCTAAAAATAATTTTGTTGTACCACCATTTCTAGCAACAGCAACATGATACCATGTTCCTGTAGATAAAGTTCCACCATTAATGTGTGATGTATTTCCCACTCCATAATGTAATGCAGTTCCATTAAGATACATTGTAGGTGCTGTATCTGTAGCAGATGCATTTCTAAGATCAAATAATCTTTGAATACCTGATACACTGCCAGGTCTTATGAATGCTTCTATGCAGAAATTTGATGTTCCAAATCCAAAGTCTTCATCGTCTGGAACCTTTACGTTATCTTCTGTTCCATCTAATAATATAGATGCTGATCCAAATTTTTTCTGTGCTGTATCTAACTGTGAGTCACCAAATCTACTTAAAGTTTTTGGTAATTTGTTTGCAATTACAAATTCTCCAGTTCCCTTACCAGTAATGAATACATATGTGCCATCGTTACTTGAAACTACACCACGTGCAACTGCTTTTTTGTAAGTTACATTACTGGATGATATAGTTCCAGATCCACTAGTGTAAGTTACATTATCATTATCTACTTTAGTTACCTGATAGAATCCATCTGTAGCACCACCACTGATATGATCTGCATAGATGTAATCGTTAGATACTAAACCATGTGCAGTTCTGGTTAGAGTTACTGTAGACCCTGATCTTGTATAAGTTCCTGACTGAAAACCATTCTCTAATTGGTATGCAACTTCAGATGTAGAAAATGTTCCACTGACTCCTGATAATTTTAATCTTGTGTTACCTGTTCCAGATTTACCAGTTGTACCTTGGACACCTTGAATACCGATAGATGCAAAATAGTTGAAACAATTCAACCACTCTACACGCATACCATTGGTAATTTTTAAACCAACTTGATTCGGTGTAATAAATGTGCACTCATTGAATAAAACAGAACCATGCTGTGATGCAGATGCAATGTTTGCACCATCTAGTAAAGCACCACGTCCTGCGTCTCCTTGTGCATATCCATAAGGATCTGAACCAGATACTACACTACCTTTTGTATTTACTGTAACTCTTTCAATATATGGACTCTGTGTAGAGTTCATATTTGTTACTACGACAAATGCATATCCCTTGTCATTGCCACTATCATAAAAGAAATCTTTAATTGTTAAGTCGGAAACATGAGCGTCTCCAGACATTATAAATGCGTTATTATTATTTGTTGCGTTTGTTGGTTTTACCGATGTTGATCTTAAATTTGTTCCACGTAATGTGACACCATCAGTAACTGTTATTGGGAAGACTTCCTGATACTCACCTGGTGCAACTAAAATTGTATCTCCCGCAGTTGCAGTGGCAAGTGCCTTTGTAATAGTAACAAATGGAGTATCTGGGTGCTTACCATTTGCACCACCATTTGCAAGCGTATTAACATCTGAACCAGCTGTGGCAACATAATAAGTATTTCCCTGACCATTTGTAATGTCAGTAGAAAGCATGGTAGTAACCACTTCACCTGTGTTAGGTTTTTGGTTTGCTACCTCTATTATATTAGATCCGTTTCTAGCGTATAGTTTCCTATCCGTTATATTGAGAGCTATCTCACCGTCAACTAGATTAGAAGTTGTCGGGACTGCTGCTGCTGTCGTCGATCTCTTTAGTTTGATTTTCGTTGCCATCTAGAGCATTCTCAGTTTGTTGTTCAGCTTTCATACTATTTAACTGACTTTGTAAATCTTGGATTTGTGCCTCCATCATTACATTTATCAGTGTCAATTCAGAAATTTTCTTTTGTAATGTGTTAATAACGATTTGTGCATTCATAATTGGTTAATATCAAAAAGTTCCACCGTCTATGGTGTCAGTCCATACAGGAACACCCGCTGCAGTTACAGTTAATACCTGATATGATGTTGATACGTCAGATCCTGTGCCTGGTGAACCCATGTTTGCTGCTGCAGTAACTTGCATTGCACCCGCAGCGTTACCATAAATGATACCATTTGAGGTAAATGTGCTTGCTCCAGTTCCTCCATACTGAACCTCAAGGTCAGTATCAAGTTCCAAGTCACCTAGTACAACTGTACCACGGTCACCTGTAACACCAAATACAGTGTTTGTATCTGTTGCATCTTCAATAAATGTCCATGCACCAGCTCCGTCAGCACCACCTGTGCGGTCAAAACCAAAGAAACCAAATTGGTTTACTCCAGCTTTATTGTAGTGAATTTTAACACCACGATCTAATGCATCATCAGCACCACTTACTGTAGCAAGAACAGAACCAGATGCCATTGTCTGAGATAAGTTGTTGCTTAAAGTAACTGCTTTAGTTCCAGTATTAATAGAATTAATAACTGTGCTATTAGGAATTCCTGCAGATGTTGAAGTAACTGAGTCACCAACTTGTAGTTGATCTATAGCATCTACAACTACTACTGCCTGACCACCAGCTGCTTCTGCAGTTAATGTAACAGGAGTTGTAGGATCTCCTAATTCGATTGTAGGATCATTAACTGACATTGAAGCAGAGTTCACTGTAGTTGTAGTTCCATCAATCTGTAAGTCACCTTTAATGATAACAAGACCACCCGCATCAGTTGCAGGATCGGGGTCAATTATCAATTCTTGAACAGAGTTAATAGTAGATAGTGTATTACCATCTAACTTAAGGTTATCTATCTCAATCTTACCAGTCTGAGATGTATTACCAGAGATGTTTGTGGTTCCGTTAAAGGTAACTTGATTCTGGAAAACAGTTGTTGAATTAACTGTTAGGGAGTCTCCAACTGCAGTTCCTATAGTAGCATTGTCATCTACATTCAGATCTTTGATGTATGCTGTTGCTGCTACACCAAGACCTCCTGCAATTGCAACTGCTGCAGTAGCAACGTTAGAAGCATCTGTAGTGTTTGCAAAAGTTACTTTACTGGTTGATGTGGTTCCGATTTGAATATCAGCACCATCAATCTTTAGTTTATCACTTGTTGTTTCATCATATGTGATAGAAGCATCTTTGTTGTTTCCAAAGATTAGTTTCATATCGTCAGCAATACGCAAGTCAGGGGTTCCTGCTACTCGCTTGACGTCTAGAACTGCATCTGAGTCATTGAATGAGAGTTCTACATCTCCTGTAGTTCCAAACTCTAGTTCTTGACCATCTTCGATTACTAACTTACCTGTGCCATTTGCACGGAAGATAAGGTCGGAATCAGTAGTAGAAGTTGTAATGACGTTTGCATCGAGGGTAATGTCGTCAACATTCCATGTGTCAATCTTTGAGTTACTATCGACTATTACAGATGAACTAGCAGTTAGTGTTCCATGAACATGATCCAACATGTCCATAAAGTATCTACCACCTACAACCTGTGCAGCACCGTTATTGTCTCCGACAAATATACGGTCTCCTGCGTTTGCTTGGGTACCATTAGCACCCGTAGTTACAGCAAGTTCACCAAAGGTAATCGAACCTGGTGCGGTAGAACCTGTGCTTCTTTTTATTAGAATATTGGATGCCATTAGAAGCTACCTCCATTTACTGTTATATCGTTTAATACGTTTGTGGCAACAAATCTTGTTGCTGCTTGATCGTATACAAGTAATGAACCATTTGCTAGTCCACCTTGGGATGTGTCTGTCAAATCTACGTCTGACATTCCACCAATTGTTCCACCACCACCGCCTGTTGCGACGCGAGTGACCTTTGGAACTGATTGGTCTCCGAATCTTAGTCTTGCCATTTAAAGTGTTACTCCCTCAAGTACGCTTACTGAACCTTCTAAGACTCTGGATTTCAATCCAGTGCTAGAAGTTATTACGACGTCATATACATACCTTCCACTCTTCATAGCGGAGGTCTGGGTATTGTTTAGAGACAGTTGTATTCTCCCACTTGTAGCAGGATCTAGAACTGCAGCAGTTACAGTAGTCTCAGTGCTACTTGTATAATGCTTCTTTATCTTACTTGCTACTGTATATCCTGTAAGGTTAAAATCTGTACCGTTATCATTTTCAACTGTAAAGTCGATGATAAAGTCAGAACCTTGATATATTAGTAGATTGGATACAGCACTTGCCATTCTCTAAGAATTCCATATAATATTTAGCTTAACTTTATTTATCCTCTTTCCGAATTAAGTCTTTCACAAGTGCCTTCAATTCAGTAACTTCGTCTTGCAAATCTTGTAAAGTGCGATCCTTTTTCTTTACATTTGCTCTTGCCTTTATATAAGCGTCATACTGTGTAGTATCAGTGTTGAGTATTGCGTTAGACGCAGGATCCCTACCAAGGGTAGTGTGACCCTCGACAGGAATGAGTTCAATTTCTTCCATTATGCTAATGCGATTCCTCTTAAATCCTTAACTCTTGGTACATATGGTTGATTATAATTTAGTAAACTTACCTTAATTTGGAATCCATCAAACTCATCTGCATCTTCTACAGTATATTCATAATCTGTAAATGTAACTAGATCATTTTGTGGAATTAATTCACCGCTATCTGGTCTCCCTGTAGTGTTAAAGAACTGGAATGGTAGTTCATCTAGACTATCTACGTAACCAACAGGAATTAGTTTGAACATTACTACGATTTTAGCATCAGTCCAAGTATTTGCAGCAAGCATAACTTTAAGTCCAGTGGCACTTTTCTCTAATCTTGCAACCTTGGTGATGTAGTTTCCTGCACACTCTGTTCCAATACCAGATGTAGGTTCAACATTGTTGATTATATTACCAGTTGTGATCATGTCACATCTAGTTAAGTCAACAACAGGTGATAAGTGTGATACTTCAGAATCAAGATTTAACTCAAGAGTAAGTGACTTAACACTATTCATTCTATTAATTTCGTTAATTTGGTTTGCAACTATCTTAGTAGCAGGGAAGTAGTTCTCTTCTCCAATAGTAACGTCTTGGAAATCACTGTCTTTTACAAAAGATACCTCAGCACTAGATCCTGATGGGAAAGGTCCACAAGATGTACCACTTGTTCCTTGAACTCTAGCAACCATGCTAGTTCTAGGTTCTAATTGACTTTGAATCTGTGGTGTAAGAACATCCCACGAAACGTTTTGAGATGCAACTATAGTTCCACCACCACCTTGTATACCAGTTCCTGCATTAACGCCAGAAATTTGTAAGTTGTAACTATGTGGACTGTTAATTGACTGAACACCACTGCTATGTGTTTTATTAATCTTAGTGAGAGGTATACCATCAAAGTTATAACATTCTACCACTGCACCAGATGCATGTGCTTTTCCAGTTGATGATCCAGATGTTCCAGTATGGTTTCTACCATTTGTGATAAAGTTAACTTGTTTATTATTAGTTCCACTTAATCCAGAGTATGCAATAATCTCGTCCTCACTACCATCTTCAGCAGCACCAAGTATTCTAATAAAACCAGGATTTGATGAACTTGCAGCAGAACCACCTATGGTAGTATGGAATCCGTTGTTTTCTGCAATCTCACAACTAGCATCTGTAGAACTCAATCCCGATGCAAGTTGACTATTTGCTACCTCTGATATGACACCACTAATTTTTAAGTAGTTGAGTGTTGATTGCATTCCATGATTACTATGGAATATTCTAATTAGATCACTACCCGAAGTCGTTTTAAGTGAGTTTGTTCCTAAGTTCAATGATCCACCATTACTTTCACCTAACTCACCATTTTCTAAGATAAGTTTAGAAGGTGATGCTGTGGTTGGTAGTGTAAATTCTGCTCTGTAAATCTTAAACATCAAGTCCTCATATTGAGAAGGAGTCCAAGTAGACGCATTTTGAGACTTGAATAAGACACCGATATATGGTTGTTCAGAGATTTTCTCTCCAATGTGTGCAGCATCAATAGCATCATTACCTAATAATGAGATGAATACCTTATACTGGTTAGAATCTGATGTCAATACCATAGCATGCTCTGTTCTGTATGGTATGAATACAGGTGCTTTGAATGTAAATGTAGTTGGTTTAGAAGCATCTGTAGATGTAAATACGTCTTCTGCTTGCTTAACAACTTTAGAGAATGGTAATACTGTCTGTGTTGGATTACCATTTACTACTGTTCTAATATCTAATGCAACAGGAATCTCTTCGTCTTTAGTAAAGAAGAATATATCAATCTTAGTTAAGAAAACTCCACCTTCAAGAGTTGAATCCTCTATTAAGAAGGTTTGTGCTAATGGGTCAACCCATCTAGTCTCTTCACTCGCACTTTCTGTAACATTTACTAGAGTTCTAGCATCAACTTGTGCTTCAGATGTTACCTTAGCATTTCTAACAGATATAATTGTTTCTTGTGTTGTCTGTAGAATACCTGATGCAGTAAATTCTGCTTCACCGCTAGAGTCTGATACTCCAACAACTTTACTATCACTACTATCGTCACTTAGTCTGAATAATTTTGTTCCAGTCTTAAATGTAAGATTACCAGCTTTACTTGGATCATCAATAAAGAATGAACCTCTAAGATTACCTTTCTTATCTGTAATTAAATCTTTACTAGAAACTTTTGCAACTGCACCACTTGTCTCCCCAACTAGATAATCATTTAATTTAGGAGAACCATAGTAATTACCTTTGACTTGATCTGCAAGTGACTTAGTATCAATGTTGATAAAGGTCAAGTTAGATGTATAGTCAGTGGTTGTGCTTATGTCAGTGCCATCAAGAGGGTTAATTGAAAGATTCTCGTTAGGAGCTGATATTCTTGCCTTAAATCTAAATTTACCATTTCCTTTTTTGACATAAACTGTTTCTCCTATTTGGAATGGGATGTTGTTTGTTTTAGAATCCGTACTTGGATCTTTAACAATACCAAGTATCTTAGGTGTAATTAGTTTTTTAGGTATTGCAATACCATCAAAGAATGCAAAGAACTTAGTTCTTGGTTTTAGTTTTTGACATACAAACTCGATGTTTCTAGAACGCATGAATTGAATATGCTCAACTGATACAACCTTACTACCCAATGACTGTTGCTCAATCACAGGAGTAACTCTGTATCTTACACCTGTTCTTGATTGTTTTGTTGTAGTTGTAGTTGTAGTATTGATAGTTCTACGTTCTTGTCTTCTACCCTTTCCGCCAGGATCACGCCATGATCCCACCTGTTTGTTGATATCAGTTCCAGTCCATGTAGTTTTCCATGAGTTCCAATGTATAGGAGAAAAACCATTCTGGTCTGCATTGTATTCTCTAACTGTTGTTAAGAAATTACCTTCTACAACAGGACCTTGAATAGGATTAAGTGATTTGGTGTCTACCCAGTTATCTGACTCTGGGAATAGTTCTACATCACCAGTGTATGTAAATACGTTAAATGGGTTAACGTTTTCCACAGCTGATGCGTATGGTTGGTCAATTAATACAGTAGATGCATATGGAAGTGTTATAATTTCATCTGTCTGCTGTACATTTGTACTACTTGTGCTGTATTGTAGAGGAACCTGTGTGGTATAGTGAGCAGGACGCATCTGACCTCTTTCAAAGTCAGTGGACACTCTATAATCAGGATGTAATGTATCAGCAGTAGAAAGACTTGCAAAATTATCTACAATAAAACCATTTTTAAATCTATTAAGACCACTAGCATCTCTTATTTCCATATTTGCAGTATCACTCTCAAGCAATGATAATTGAGTGTAGAATTCTAGTGTTTTTATTCTATCTTCTAAGACTTGAATATCTCTAAATGTATATCTCTTAAAGTTTGTCTCTTCAATAGTAACATCTTTATCTACATCAAACACATAAGGACTGTAAGATACAGTTGCTAGAAGCATTGCATCTTCCACATCTTCTGGAGGTTGAGGTCTTGTGCTAGGTGCACCTTTTACAATCTGGAATATACTTTCTTTACTAAGGAATAGTTTATCAATACGAGGTAGATAATACTGTAAACTTAATGTGGTAGTATCACTAATGCCAGGTATTCCAACTTGATTATTTGTAAATGCTCTGTTATTAAAATCAAAATATTTTGTAGCAGTTAATGTAAATGGAGATGACTGGGTTCCACTACCCGCTAATCCCTGTGGAACTATGGGACGAAAATCAATAACGTCTCGTAACTCAGTTCCTTCGTAAGATGGGATAATTTTATAGTCTGGTGCATTATAAGAATCAACAGTATATGGATTAGTTCCATTGGATGTAAAGAATCTATCAAATATAACAAGTAATTTGTGTGTAGGTGCTGCTACGCCAGCTTTTCTGGTAATTCTAGAATAATCATAGAATTGATCTCTCTGACCATCATCAAGGTCAAAATTATCAGTAATATTTGTGGCACCTTTTACAATACCGCCAGATACAATTTTAAATGTAGCATTAGGTGAAGTCATTTCCTCACCATCTGTAAACACATCATCCTCAACAGGGATGTAATAAATTCTATTACCTGTGGTAGAAACAATTTTTGCTCTTGAACCAGAACTAACACCTTCGATTACGTCATCTGTTGCAAGAGAACCTAATAAATTTGTATACTCAAAATATGGTATTTGAGGACTAGATGAGTCTGTAGACTCAAATATTGCTTTAATCTTAAATACGTCAGCACAACCAAGAGATATAGAATTATCTTCTACTCTAGTTCCAAATCCACCAGTTACCTGATTTAAACCATTTGATGATCCTAGAGAGTCATTAATCTCTAAAACTTTCATTCTTTCTGTAGTTTTTGCCTTACCAGATCTATCTGCACTTGTTACAGTTCCTATTGCAATAATAGAAGAAGGTGCTGAGTTGAATGTAAGTGATGCTGATGACGCATTGACACTACTGGTTGTAAATCCATTACCATTAGACATAATCTGTCCATCACCTGTTCCACTAGTAACAATTACAATGAAACTATCATTATCTGTTGCATTTACCCACTGAAGACCAGATCCCGCTGTAACAGATACAGATGTACTACTAATACCTGTGACTTCAACTGATGTTCTAAAACGTCCTGATGGGTTTATTGTACCACCATTATTAGTATCCTTAATTGCCGAGTATCCAAGTGGTGTAAGAAGTTGTTTCTTAGTACCTTCTTTTAATTCTGGACGAGTTCTAATTACATCACCAATTACTGCACCATTAGCAATTGTAGTGGAACCAAGGCGAGTAACATTAATATTAAAATTATCAGTAACTGTGGTAACAGTCGCTTTGTGTGATGCACCATTATTTGAAAACTCTACTATATCTCCTTCTCTCAATTGAGACCTAAAGTTAGATAATGTAGATGTAATCGTTCCGCTAACACCACCGCCCGCACCAGACATAATAGGACCTGAGCCAGGTAATGCTACTTTGACATCTAAAACTGAATCAGCAGTTCCATTAGAGTTAAATCCATATTGTTTAATATCTCCAAATCCGTAAGTTCTAACACCACTAGTAGCAATCGTAGCATATGTTGAACCAGATGAGTTGTTGTTTTTTAATACCTCATCTGCTACAAATGTTCCATTAGTATTGTATAAGTATGTTGTTGTGCTTGATGACACTGCTGCAGCAAGAAATCCTGTTGCACCACTAGTAGCACCTACAACAAAATCTCCTTGAGTTCCAGATACACTTCCTGTTGTGGTTATCTTTGTATAGAACTGTGTGTCAATTACGTTTACACGATACACTGAATCAGTAGCACCAGCTGATTGAGATCCTGACTCGTATGCCACATTAAGACATCTTGTTACACCTACAGTTGAACCACCCGCAGACTCTTTCAACGATAGTGTTGAATATAGAGCTGGTGCTTCAACCATATTTGTCATAAGAACAAAGTTACCAAAGTCAGAGGTAACTGTTTTGTTGATTTCAGTTGCAAATGTTCTTGGTTTCTCTACATCTTTATATGATGTTGATAATCTCTCAGTTCTATAACCCTGAACATATGCACATCCTGAAGATAATTGTAATGATAATTTGTCTTCCGTAGGAGATACACCACCAGATGTTGTATCACTAGATTGATAAACACCACCATTAAATCCATCATCTAAATTTTCTTTCGCATCTATCTTAAATTTCTTGACATAGTAATTACCAGATTCTTCTTTTGTTCTAGTTGCTAGAATATCATTTATAAATCCTAAATCACTACGTTCTACTTTCTTTTCTACCTCACCAGTATTAGTTCTAAGCAACTCAATAAAGTCTGCTGCGTTTGGCGATGTTAGTAATTTTTTAACTAATGTTAGTGTAATCTTAAACCTATCTGCACCAGGTGCTGAGAAGTTTGTGCTTCCTATAGCATTATCATATAATGTTGCGTCTTCATCAGCAGTTACAATTCTCTCTTCTACCTTAAGACCAACTTTGTATGATGGGTTAGTATCATACTGATCTAAGATAATAGTTTGTTCTGCAACATTTACAAAATATCCTCTTGTAAAGAAGACTCCTGCACCCACACTAGCAGTAGAACCTATAGATGTAGCAGCAGAGTTAAGTAACTGTGCCACTGGTGTACCAGCTGCAATAGTAGTTGATGCGTAGGTTATGTCACTTTCGCAAGTAAATGTTTCTCCTGCAGAAAATGTGCTAGTTGTATTATCGTCTGCTTTTTGTAAGTAATTAAGATAGAATGTAATGTTGCTTCTTGTAGATGTAGCAGCACTTATTGAGAACAAGATACGAGCACGAACACCAGAGGTAGATCCTTTGATAATTGTACCATCTAAAGCAGTTCTATAATTTTCTACGTCTAAGTTAAGATAACTGTTTTGAATTAATATACATGACACGTCTTTGTTCAAAGTAATGCCACCTGGCACAACCATAGAACCTTCTTTATAAACACCTTGACCAAATGTATCTATCTGATCTTGTAATAAAGTTTGCAGCGTAGTAAGTTCCCTAGCTTGCACTGGGAAGCCAGGTTTAAATAATACTTTCAGAAACCCCTTGCTTTTATCGAAATCGTCGAAGTAAGGAGCTATATTGAGGTTCGTATTCTGTGCCATTTAGAATTCAATTACTACTTTTAGCTCTTCGTTTTGGTCTGCCGAACGAGTGATCGGGATCCTATTATCTAGGTATAATATTTCACCTGAGTTTAACTCAATTTCTTCGTTGGCATAACCTTCGACAAATGATAAACCTAATTCATAAACAGATACACCAATAGTTATCTGTGTTAGTGGAACGGATGCTGTTCCAAATGATGCATTTGGTGTCGCAGTATAGTTATTTGTAGATCCAGTAATCTGATTAGCACCAGAAAAAGGAATTACGTTTCCGTTGACAGTACCATCAGTCTCATCTTGATAATACTTTAACACTTTAGTAGTTGAATCATATGATACAACTAATCCTTGTGCATTTGTAGTTGCTTGGGTGATAGTTTCACCTGGTGCAAATGTACCACTAGGTGTTCCTGCACCTGATTGTGGGAATATCAATGCTTTCACAGCAGATCTAGTATTCTGACTACAAACAGTTGTAGTGTTATAATCAGTAGGATTTAATACAAGACCAACTCTTCTGTAAGTCAAGTCATTAGGAAAGTCAATAAATGCACTAGTAGTTTCTAACTTACTAGCGAACATCAATCTATATGCACCCAACTCTCTTACAGAATCAAAACCATGCCCACCGTTAGGGGGAAGGATAACATCAAGAACAGCATTTGATCCATTACCAACATTAGTAATAAGACTCACATCTATAGATGCAAAACTATATCCAGAACCCGCTTGTGTAATTGTCACAGAAGATATGGAACCAGATACAATTGTAACTGTGCAAAGTGCTTGTGTTCCATTATTAACATTATAATCACCACGAATGGGGACATTAGTAAATGTTCCATTATTATAACCAGATCCTGCATTATTGATAACAACAGTATCAACAGATCCTGTGTTTGCAGCAGATTTTACAAGTGAGTTTGATAAAACAGGAATAAACTCTGAAGTAACAAACTTTAGAATATTATCTGCGTCAATAGTATAAAGATATTTCCATCTGTATGAATATACGCCAGGACTATCTGAAGTTTCAATAATAGTTGTTGAAGTTCCTGTTGGTTCTACCAAAGAAGGACGTCCTCTTGGATAGGTGGGATCTTCTCCATTATACAAACACTTATAGACATTAAAGTCTGAGTTCATAACATAGAAATTACTATCATACAGTCTAGAAGAACCGTTTGCAGTAGTTTTTGTTGGTGCATAATCTGGTTTGTACATAGAATATGTACGTCCTACGCCACCAGTTGTTTTTGTAGGATCTGTCCAATCAACTCTAGGTATTACTAGAGCAGTGTCGGATATATCAACACGCTTAAATGCAACGGAGTCACCATAAGAAGTTCTCGCATACTCGAAGCTATCAAGAGGTTCTCCTGTGGGTGGTACATCTGAACTACCCCAAGTTTTTGCTCTACCTACAAACATATAAACCTTGTTGGTCGCAGTTAAGGTATTTCTAAAGCTCTCTGCAGCGTATATTCTAAAATTGTCTGTAACTAATGCCATTGCAATAATATAAGCTTTATTGGTTATTTATAACGATCTCAGACGAACTTCTGGGAGGAGACTTACGTTTCCGCTTGTTGTCCGTGTGAATGGGAATTCAACTGTAAAAGTTTGGTTCCCTGTAACAGTGATAGTGTATAAACCATCAAACCCTGTTCCACTAGTAAAGTCTAGATAAAATCTTTGACCTGTGACTAAATTATGATCACTTGATGTGGATACACTACATGCAGTTCCACTGGAATTATACGTTCCTGTAAGTATATTGTGTGCTGCAGCAGTTGTTCCTTCATGTCCTCTACCTCCAGTTGCAACTGTCAAAGTATTGTTAGAAATATCTTTAGAACCATATAAGATTCTTTCACAAGTCCAAACTGGAGGAGTAACAGATGCATTGTAGAATGGAATTAATACTTCACCTTCATCTGGGAAACCAGTTTTCTGAGAAGAATTAAAATATACATTTTTTAGATTGAGTGTAGTATCAGATGCATTTATATTTTGTGTTAGATATGATCCACCAAGAGATAATGAATTAGAAACAATTCTATTTCTTTGTTTTCTTTCTAATGCTAGAGGGTGTACAGCAAGAACAGTTGGTGCACTGGTATATCCAGATCCCCCCTGTAGATTTATAACTGATAAAACTCTACCACTTCCAACTTCGATTGATGTTTCAGCAGCAGCACCTTCTCCTCCACCGCCAATGAATAATAAGATCGGAGGAACTTCATAGTTAGATCCCTGATTTGTAACTGTAACTTGTGTAACTTGGCCACCTGTAACAGTAGCAGTAAACTCAGCAATAGTTGGTCTCAATCCCGTATACTCGTAACTATCAATAGTTGTAGAACTGGATATACTCGCTACACGACGATCAGATCCTTCACTAGAAATTTGAACTCTATCTTCTGGGTCAATAGAGTTAAATGTATTACTGACTAATATATCACTGGTGCTACCTGTGTAAATGTATAGAATACAATCTGATCCTGCTCTAGGTGCTTCACTAAACTCTATAATAGAACCAGTTAATGAATATGCAATACCAGGTTCCTGATATACACCATTTAAGAATATAAGTAAGTTATTTTGTGCTTGAACTGCAGCGTTATCACTTTCTAATGAGAATGGTTCAGTATTCTCCTTCATAGTAAATGTTTTCTTTTTATTGTCAAAGAAAGGTGCAATCTCATCTAATTGAGTCAATTTGCCGAAATAATATCCATAGAAGTCCATACCCGCTAGAGGTGCTTCAGAAAATGTAATCTCACTACCTGTATATGTGTATGCTTCAGTAGTTCCCTTAAGTTGTAGTGTGCTATTCAAGAATATTAAGAAATTATCGCTAGCTGGTAATACTTGTGTAGACCCACCTGACTGTGCAGTAAATGTCTTATCATTCCCATCAAATGCGACATCTGAGACACCAATCTGGAAGAATGGTTGTTGTGATGCAGTCCTAGTAATACCTGTCAAATTACCATTGTTAGTTCCAACGTTTACTGTAATCGTTGTTCCTGTAACCGCAGTGATAGCAACTGCTGTATTATATGCAGGATCGCTTGTTCGTGGGTAAGTTTTCTGTGATGTGTTGTTGTCATTGGCACATGTGAATG